GATAACGCTTTGCATCAGCGCGGGCCGGATGTGCGATTGCCCACGTTTTTTTCGCGTCGACCGGCCTCCGCTGGATGCGATTGTTACCTGCCGTCGGCTGTTTTGAGGAACCTTTCGATTTAGTGTGTATTATAACTTTACTGCTGTCGATTTCGTGTGTAGTATTACGAGTGTCAGGCAACTAAACCACTTTTCGAAAGCTAAAGCGATGAAAAACACAGACACAATTTACGACGACAACGGCACGACTCGATTTATTTTTCGGCACAACAAAGGCGCATGCAGTGGAACAACGAAATTGACAGTCGACGAAGCGAAAGAAGCAATCAAGGGTGTTGACTTGCCAACGTCTCGGCTACGAGCAGAAAAAAAAGCGGATAGGCTGAAAACCGCATGAGCAGCCAAAGAAAAAACGTAACGCAGCCCGACGATCTCTGGGCTGCGATCGACGAACAAATGAACCGCGATGGTGTAAAGAATCTCAGCCGGTGGCTCGGCGAGTGTGCCGCTGCAAATCTTGACGCGGATTTGGCGGAAGGGTTGAGTGATCGCCCAACGGTTGGGAAACGACCAAAGCCAAAAGATCAGGACAGGTAACGATACCGGCGTAACCCGGCACGAAAGCAAGACGATGAATACAGAACACGCGACAATGAGTGCTCGGGTTCACGCATTTGTTATCCGTCTTTGGCGGCGACTAATGCGGCGACCTGAACCAAAGTCAGTATTTCGAGTAACCGACGGAGAAAAGTGTTTTTCGTGCGAGTCGTATTACGATCATTTCGTGTTGCGACCGGAAGACGGCGGGAAACCGTGGGTAACGGTTGAATTGTCGATGCACGGATTGCGGAAGTGTTGACGGATAACTTGTTTTTCTTCCGCCCCATCGCGGTCTAATCCAGAAAGACCGCGCTGACTGCGGATAATACTGTGCGAAAACGCACCACACACCAAGGGGGAATTGTGACTCATGTTGAGCAAATTCGTCGCGCTGGTTTTAATCGGCCAGTTCACGGTTTCTGTCGAGTCGCCACGATTCACGGTGGAAGTCGTCAAGCCGAACCCGCCACCAACTCCGCAGTTGGTTATCCCTGACGAGCAGCCAGCAACCAATCGCGCCTACCTGGCGATGTTTACTGCCTCATGGTGCGGGCCATGCCAGGCCTGGAAGCAAACAGTTCTCCCCCAGCTCCGACGCGACGGCTACACCGTTCGTGAATTCGAGATGACCGATCCGGCCATCTACCAGAAGTATCGCACGCGGATTTCCAGATACCCCAGTTTCGCGGTCATTGACTACGAGACGGGTGAATGGTTATCGCCGGTCACAGTTGGCTCGATATCGAAGGCCGCAGCAGTGAGGATGCTGGACGGGCCGACAATAAGGGAGAGTCAGCGGGAGGTGGCAACGCAAACACTGTCGCCTCCCGCCCGTTTCATTGAGTGGCCGGGCTGGGGAACGATTGATCTTGAAACCTACTCTCGCGACTGCAATTGCTCGATGTGCATTCAGATTCGCGCCATGCAGCGTGATTATCGTCGCCAGCTCAACAATTGGCAGCAGTCACAAACCGCCGTTCCACCCGATCAGGAGGGCACACCCCATGCTGTGGTTGAAAATCTACTGGATCAGGCTGACTTACGCAGTGGGGACATTCTTGCGGATCTTGGTTGCGGGGATGGTCGAATCCTCCTCGCCGCCGCGCGACGTGGCATCCGGGGGATCGGAGTCGAACTCGATCCTGTTCGGGCCGACATTGCCCGCAGAAACGTCCGAGAAGCCGGATTCGAGCACCTCGTGACAATTGAGACCGGTGATGTCCTCGATTTCGATCTGAGTCGCGTCACGGCCGTTACCACCTACCTGTACCCGCCTTTACTCGCTAAACTGGCTCCCAGACTCAAGGGGCTTCGATTGGTCGCGAGCCCCTATCATCCAATTCCGGGGCTGCCAATGTACCGCGTCGGTGAGACGTGGTTCTATGAGTCAGGGGAGAAGCATGAGCAAATCGTGGCGAACAACTCTATCCGGGATCTTCGCTGGCATCACACTGCTGCTCGGGCAAGCGCAGACGTTGCTGGACGATGATCCGAGCACAAACCCCGAATACACAGTGATTGTGGCTGCCTTCGGCCTGATATCACTCGGCTTCAATTCACGTGATCAGGGAGTCACAAGCGAGCAGCAGGGGGCGAAGCCTCCTCGTCGCGGAACCGTTGGATAATTCTCCCGCCGTCGCACTCCCAACTGCCTGAGCGGTTCGATTGGGAATGAACGAGGTCTGATCATGTTGAGTTTTCTGGCCGATGAGACATCCGAAGTGTTTCGCGTGTGGTTTACGGAATCCCCTGCTTGCTTGTTAATATGCGGCGGCAATGGCGAGATTCATGCTGCCAATCAGGCTTTTGAGCGATGGTCGGGTTACACGGCATACGAGCTGCAACGACTGGGCTGGTCACGACTGTCAGCGCGAGACGACGATTTTATCGCTGGCGAAGAGGTTGCGAAGGATTGCCAACTGGGGAAGCGGGTATCATTTTCTGTGCGGACAAAGTTGGTTCCGAAAGGCGGCCGCCCAAGAACGGGCGAACTGTCAGCAGTGCGATATCCTCTGAGCGGCGAGATGAAGTGGTTCTGTTTCAATTGGAATCCAATCTCAGGGGACAATACAGCCGCGCTGGATGTCGCCCTGAAGCACATCAACGAGGCTACGGCAATGCTGGATACACATCGACAAGCAATACAAGAACTCGACAAACGACTTGCGGCACGAGACAAGATCAGTGATGCAGAACGGTTGTGGCTTTTATCTGGAAAGCAAATCATCAAACATCCACGTACCGCATGGGCAATTGTGATTGCAGTCGCGTCGCTGATTGTATCCGCGAACGCTCTGTCGATACTCAAGAACATCGCGGGGATCAAAACCTCTCTGTCTGATCCTCCGCCGTCAGTTGAGCTTGTGCCACAACCGGCAGACGGGATTGCTATGGCAACTCCGCACCAGCCTCTCCGGCATAGCCCAGCCACATTACCAGCCACATTGGTGACTCCAGCTGGGAACACTCTTGTATTCGGAGATTCAAATGGCCTGCGAAATGGAACAGCAGAACGTCGACCAGATCTCGGGGCTCTTGGACGCAGCATCGGACGAGTACGATACGATCGTCTGGAGGATTGCTGGCTTGGTTGGCCAGATGCAGGCAGCAATGCAGGCGCTTGCTATGTGCCAGCAGGGCCAAGCTGGCGAGCCGACGATGGAAAAAGCGGCACCATCTTTTGACGACTTTCAAAAAGTCATCAATGAGATGAATGCCGCTATCGGGAAACTGCGGGAGCAAAAGGCAGCGATGATTCAGTCGGTCTCGTAAACCGGTGTACCGTCCAGTCGGATCTTCGCCAGTTTCTTCTTCGGCGGTCGGCCGGGAGGCTTCAGCGGGCCGATCTCCTTGTACTTCGCTACCTCCTCCGCAGTGATGATCCACGCGCGACCGTGTTTCCCGTGCGTGTAACCGAGTCGCCCCTGTCTGCACAGCTTCTGGATTCGCGACGTGTCAACGTCCAGTTCGATTGCCGCCTCGATGACGGTCAGGGTCTTTTCCGCAGTCATGGTCAGGTGATTTCCTTGGCTATGCTCCTGACGGTGTACGCTGGTGGAGCGGTCTCTGTGTAATTGCGATCCCCGTCGTCCTCAGCTCTGGCGATCTCCAGTGCGATTCGTCGTGCTTCCTGCTAGCTGGTCACGCCCTCCACGTCGATCGTGGCGTAGGATTTGACCGTGCGGCAGACGAGCACAGCGAACCGTCGAGGTTGGTTTCGTGCGTGCATGTGTCAATCTCCTCCAGTTGCTACGCGGTTGAGGACATCCACGAACGCGGTGTGGCCGGGCATCGTTTTCCAGACTGCCAGCAACTCTCGCCGTTCGTCCAGCGTCATCACGTGTTGCAGCTGGTCAGACCACGGGCCGTGACCTGCTCGCTCTCGTGCTTGTTGGATAATCTCGGTGGCTCGCTCAGGTGTCACCGTCGGCCTCACTTTCGTTGTCGAGTTCGCTGACTTCGGTGCGTCCAGCGCGGAATGCTAAGTCTTCGCGTGGAAACCCGTGTTCGGTGAGGAACGCCAGCAGGTCCGCAAAGGGAATCCTGCGGTCCATTGTTCCCGGAATCCGGTATCCCCGCAGTCTCCCGGCGTCGAACCACTTGTTGACGGTTCGCGGGGCGACGTTGCAGATCCTCGCCACTTCTGCGGCTGTGAAGATGTTGGCCATTGTTACCATTCTCCTCTATTGAACTGACCGCCGTGGTACTGGATCTCAGATGATTCAGCGCGGCGGGTCCGCTGGTCAGCTGCGTGATCGTCGATGACGTACACCTCATTGCTGCCGAGTTCGATAAACCCCTGCTGGCGGTGCATGAGGACGATATGGCAGAAACCGCAGTGCCCGAAATTCTTTCCTTCGTCCGTACTTATCTGGCAGCCGCAGTCTCGGCAAATACTGTCGTTGGTTGGCGGTTTTTTGTGTGTCACGTGTGCTCTCCTTAACGTGATCAGCGGTCTCGCCGCCCGATTGTGCGATCACCGACAATCACGCCGGCAATCAAGCCGGCCAGGATGCAGATGCCGATAATGAGTGGTTCGTTCATGCGTCTTCACTCCATCTTGCTCGATTCCTCATTGCCTCGAACCACGATCGTGCTGTCGGATCACTCATTATCAGCCAGTTCATCGCACCGATCAGGACTTCTGGCTCCAGTACGATCGTGTTGCCCGGTTGACCGACGTGTGCCTCGGCCGGTGTTTGTGGCAGGTGGCAGCCGGTCGTCAGTGTTACGTCTCCGTTTGGGCGATGCTGGATGTATACGCCATCGCCTACATATGCTGGTTTGCTGATCATGCTGTACTCCTCCAGGCGGAATTGCCCGATGATGCCCCAGCGCACTGAGGCACGGATCGGATTATTCCGGCGCGGGAGTGTTCTCAGGTTGGGCACATACCCATTCGTCATACCCCAGCCTTGTAGATCCTTTCACGATCTCCAGCAGCCATTCGTCATACTTGAAAAACGGGTCGGTTGACCAGCTTGGTTTGAACTCCCCGCTTTTAGCGATTGCTTTATGCGCTCGAACAAATGTGCTGATGTTCATGTTCAGGTTTTCGTAGAGTCGCTGAATCTGCGGCTCCCACGAATTGAAGGTTTCGTCTCCATCGTGTTCTTCAAGGTATTCGCAGAATGCTGCTACAAACACCGGCAGGGAGTACACGCCAATCAGGGCATCAATCCGGTCAATGAGGTCATCGGCTGCGAGATTAACGGTTTCCGGTGTGGGCTCTGATTCGCCCGTCAGTTCCTCCTGCTTGATGTGCGGCGGCGTGATTCGCTGCAACCATGTCGCTAACTGGTCGAGTTCGCTCAGTGCTTCAGTCGCGTCCGACGGCGCGAAATCGTGATTGTGAGCAAAGAGCCGGATAATTTCTTTCAGTGCTGTGAATCGCATCGTGCCGTACTCCATCAGGCGGAATTGCCCGAGTCAGCACAGGCCAATCTCCTGCGCTGTATCGGATCATTCCGGCAGCCACATTCACGGTTGCGCCGGACGTTCTGACTCAGTCAGCCATGCTGATCGGCAGACCCAAGCAAACAACAGCTCAACACCGTCTTTGTCGTCGAGGCTATAGGAATCTTGATTCACCCCGGAATCGTTACCGGAAATCCATTCACCTTTGTTGTCCTTGATGTCCCAGTTCACGTGAATCCCTGTGATCGTGACTCTTGCCTCCCAAAAAATACCGCTCCACAATGATCCATCAAACTCCGGTTGATCGAATCCGGATTCCTCCAGCCATTTCTCGGCAACGTCAACAGCTTTCTCGATCTGTCGTTCTTTCTCGATCTGTTGGTAGATGTCTGCGGCCGTCTTCATCGTGTGCTCTCCTTTGTCTGTGATGGGTAGAATTGCCCGAGTCGACGCTGGCCGATCTCCAGCGCCGTATCGGATCATTCGGCGTATCGGGATTCCGGGCAGCAGCTCGCAGCGTGGTCGCTATCAAGCCAGACGGAACCGCAGGCCGGACAAGCGGCGGAACCTTGCGGGTATTTCTCAGGCTCGATTACTTCGAACCCGAGCCCCTCCACCAGCAGCGTGCATTTGCCGTCTCCGGCCATCATCGTTCGCTTGCCGATGTATTGGTGCCGGATCTCCGGCCAACCAGGCCAGTCGTCGCGCTCTGTCGTCCAGATGCCGCGAAAATCCGGGTGAATCGCTTCGTATTCTGCGAGTGTGATTTGTCGCATGGTCATGGCTCAATACTCCGATTTCAGCAGCATTCGCGGGCCTCGTTCCGCGCGGCAGACGTACCACTCGAATGTGTCGCCTAGTGCTGCAAATGGGAAGTCGGTGTACGGGATGAATTGCTTGCACAACACAGGGCGGTTGGAGTCGGTCCTGCATTCGACGACGGCGGCATTCTTCGCGGTGGGCGGAAGTTTACGGATCGACCAGAGCTGGAACTGCTCTCTGCGAACTCGTGGTTTGATCTGGTGGCTTGCGACAACGTCGATGAGCCAGTACGCGCCTGCCATCTCGGCGAGTGTTCGGGCACCTTCTGTGTACTCAAACCATCGCATAAAACTGTGTCGGTAGGTGGTGTCGCTGCCGGTGCAGTGTGCCAGTTCGGTCGCGATGTCGCGGGTCGGTTCGGTCTGATCCTCGGGAACGACCAGCAACCGTGGCTCCGTCGGGATCTGTGCGACCTCGATATCGCGAATTGGTGGCGCTTCAGGTCCACACACAATCAGGCCGGAAAACGGGTTGATCCAGTATTCCGTGCTGTTTGGGACGGCGGTTCCAGCTGCGAACCATCCGTCGGGGATATCGTGCTCAGTGTTGCATGTCGTCGTGCTCATCGTGCTCATCGTGTGCTCTCCTCAGTTTGGCGGTAATGGGCGGAATTGCCCGAGTCAGCGCGGGAAAGTCGCCCGCGCTGTGTCGGATCATTCAGCCGTTCAGCCGTTCAGTCGATCTCTTCCGCTGGCATGCCTGCCTGGCACCGATTCGCGAGTGTCTCCCATCGCCCGTCATCCGGGCATTGCGGGTCATTGGCCAGCGACTGGCAGACTTCACGGATCGCTTCGCACACTGCGGCCGTATCACTGCCTGCTGGCAACGTCACACCATGCCGGGCGTGCTGGTTACTTTCGTTCCGCCAGTGTGTCACGTGCGAATATCCCCCGTAGACGATCGCCCGGCCATCATCGTGCTGTCTCGCCCGGATGAACCATCTTGTTTTTCGATTTGCCTGGAACTCGAATTCACCCTCGAACCACTCGTCATCAGCGCTTGCGATGACTGGCCAGGCGTCTTCACAGACAGACACAGGTGGTCGGTTTGTCAGTGTGATCGTTCGTTTCGACATCTCTGAATCTCCTCAGTTTGGCGGTAAATCCCTGCGACAGTGCAGGCCATCGAGCACCGACAATGTTGGCCGATGCTCTCAGGCCTGGGCTCTCACACAGCCGGTTCCACGTACTCCATCAGCATCTCGAACTCCCCGTTTCGCGGCATGTAGTACCCACGATGCTCATACACACTGCTGAACCTGCCGATGTAGCTGCCAAGCGATGAACGGCGGTTTCCGTTCAGCCACAGCAGCATTCCAACCTTCAGGTCCGGAAGAAACATCCGCTGGTGCGGATCAGGTGGCACCTGAATAACTCGGTAAACATGTGGCGACTTGATCGTGCTCATCGTGCTGCCTGCCTTTCCAATCGAGTCACAATGCTCTCAGTTGGTGGTCCCAGCACTCGCCAATGTGCCGGATCGCCATCCATGCCCGGTGTGTCGAGGATCTTCGCCTGCGCTGCCACAGCAGCCTGTCGCGTGTGGTAGTACGAATGGATCAACCATCGCGTGTTGCCGTCTGGTGACCACTCTACCGTCCAGTCTTTGCCGTCCTGAAACGCCCACCCCATTGTCATCGTGCTGTGCTCCTAAAAGTGTGCTGTGCCCATTGCCATCAAATCAAACCGCAAACCCGCGACCGCGAGGTCCGTACCATTCGTCTCGATTGCTCATGATCCAATCAGGCAGGTCCGCGCCATCATGGACGCCCTGCCGGATCAGCCAGTCGGCAATCTTCATACGTGTGGCGATGTCGGTAATCGTGTAGTGCCGTCGTCCATCGCCTGATCTCGCTGTGCAGACCGCGCAGAGGATCGAGGGGCCACCCTTGTAGTTGCGGAAACGCTCGAAGCCAGCTGTGACGATCTGCCAGTCGATATCATCGCGCAGCACGTTCGGCGGATTGCTGCATTCGACCGGCGATTCAAGTGTGTGTGTTTTCATCGTGTCTCACCCTCCAGCGGCGGAATTGCCTGATTCGACGCTGGCCGATCTCCAGCGCCGTGTCGGACAATCACCCCGTCAATCACGTCACGTGTGCGATGACCAGCTGCCGCCGGTGATGTCATCGCCATAGTGGTACACCAGAGCTCCGTTGTGGGAGAATGCGTAGTACATGTATTCGCGGCTGTACCACTTCCGATCCTTGTCCCAGTCGGGGAAGTACCCGCGATCGACCGTCAACTCCTCGTCGATCCGGAAATGCCGTCGCGTGGCGTCCAGCGCGTCTTGCCAGATCACGTCCGCATTCTCCCGATCCAGATCCGCGTACGTCTTGCCGCCATGCCTCTCCGCTGTGATCTCGTCCGCGATCCGCTCGGCAGCCTCCATGAAATCCTCGTGCGGCAAAGCGACGTACCACAGCACACCGAACGATCCCAGTCCGCCGTCATCACTCAAAACGAGTCGGTAGCGAGGGAATTGCAGGGGCTGACCATGCACGTCCGTCCTGCCTTCCGGTGAGTCGATCATGCCGCCGTATTCGCCGAATCTGTCGAGGTAGCGGCAAAGGTCGGACGCGAGGCTGTAGGCAGTCTCGGGATCACTCACTTCCATCGCTTCCAGCCATCCGATCGTGTGCAGCAATCGCAGCTTGCCGGACTCAGAAAAATGGACGTATCCCCAGTTTCCTCGGCAGGCAGACTCTGCGTAGTTGTGATCGGTCAACCGGCCAAAGCTCGCGCTGCTGACGGTCGGTTCTCCGGTCGTTCTGGCTGTCGTGTCAATCGTTGTGCTCATCGTGTTCTCACCCTTTCTCGGTCGGTAATTGCCAGGCGAAGGTGCCTGCGGATGCCCCTCCGCAGAGAGGCACGGCGCGGATCACTTCACTCATCATCATCAACAAAGGCTGAGAGCTTGCAGTAGTTGGCGTTGACGTAGCTCCGGCCCTCTCGCATCAACAGTACCTCGCCACTGGCTGAGAGCTTCAGGAGCGGGCAACCAGCTGCTACGGACTTGCTGTAGTTGCTCGGTGTGATCCGCGTTGACCTGAGGTGTGTCGTCAGGGCGACCGTTCGCCCCTGGTCGAGTTGCTCGATTGCCCACCCAAACATCTTCTGTGCGGTCGTTTCGTGCGTTGTGCTCATCGTCTTCCTCCAATCGCGTCTTCGACCATCGCCGTGCAATCCTCGCAGGCAGCCTCGCCCTCCCACTGCACCTTCTCGGAATCAGTCTGCACAGTGACTGCATTCGCGAGCACAGGCAGGGCATTGGCTTCGTTCACGATCTCATACCCGTCGTCTTCCGCTGCCTCCATCAGAGCCACAATCGCGGCACGATACAGGGTCTTACGGTCGTTCAGGTCGACCCATCCAGGCAGGCTGAATGTCACGCCCTCGAAGTCGATCGGCAGGGCGTCGAGAACGTCCTGCATTGTCAGTTCGGCTGTCTTCATCGTTTCAACTCCCATTCTCTCAATCACTTCCGGATACTTGTCGCTACAACAACTCCTCCCGTACATATAACGTCAAACCCCGGGAAATGTTTCCTTTATTCCGGACATATTTCCAAGATTCTTCCAAATTCTCTCTCTCAGTCCCTCGTTCCCCCTGATTTCGTGGCCGGATCTGCACGCTCGGGCTCCCGTTCTCGCTCCTCCCAACGATCTCCCCAACACTCCTTCCGACTCACCGTCTCACCCTCTCACGCTCTGCCCCACTCCTTCTGCCTCGCCCTCTCCCGCCCTCTCCCGCCCTCTCCCACACAATCCCACTCCCAATCCCACCCACACAATCCCACCCTCAACCCCACACCCACACTCTATGTGTCTATGAGGCATGCCGAACCGCTGCCGCGGGCTCTCGGACGCGAGGAGAAGCGCGAAATCCCCCTGTTTTGTGCGGTTGCGGGGCAGCCACCACACCCACCACACAGCAGCTGCGGCAGGTCGGCAGGCCGGATGTGAGGTCGGACGCGAGGCGGGATGCGAGGCCAAACGCGAGACCGGAAGCGAGACCGGAAGCAAGCTCGGATGCAAGCCCGGAATGACGCGAGGAGGAGCGAGGTCGGGTAGGTGATGGCTTGGGCGAGGCAGGTGGGAGGGGAGGAGTAGGTAGGCCGAGAGGGAGCGAGGGCGAATTGTAGCCTAGGCTACATTTCTGCGGTGTGCTGGCCTGTCGTGTCACCGGCCGGTTACGTAACCATACGGTGACGTGTCGCCAGATCCGCAAAGTCCGGTGCCACCCCCCTCGACTACCCTCGTCCAGGACCGATGGCCATCGCATTGGCGAGGTGGCCGCAGCCGCTGACCGGTGAGGATCAATGCATCGCTTGTCAACGAGGGAACGGTCGTTGACAACAGGCCTTCGAAGCGAGGCAGCGGCGCGAGGCGAGGCTGCAACGATCCTCGGCCAAGAGCAACGGCGAGCGAGGTGCGAATCGAAGTGGAGCGAGGGAGGGGGAGGCCAGCAGCGTTTTTCCCGGACCCCCACCGCCGACCGGGCGGGTGCCGTGCGGTTAGCCACCATCCCCTCCTCTGAAATTTTTGAAAAACGAAATTTCCGGCCCTCGCTTCCCTCCCGGCCGGACACCTCGCGTCACTCTACCTCCTCGCCGATTCTGTGGCAACACAAAGAAAAGCACCGGGGAAGTCTTGCTGGGTTTTTGTAGCGTCGTTATTGTGAGGTGATTCTTTTGACGCGAAATGGAGGTTCCGGCGTGCGTGAATGCGTGATTTGCGGCAAGCCAGTTCCGAGGCCGGAGCCGGGCGTCGACTACTGTTCTGACAGGTGTTTTCAGGAGGACTGCGGAAGTGACGGAAATCGTTCTGAAGAGTGAGATTGACAACGCGGCGCGTCAGGTTGAAGCGATCTTCGCGGAGGAGATGCCCGTATCGCACCGCGCATTCTGCGAGAACGGAAGGGTTGGGCCGTGAGTTCAGGCAACAAGTACAACAGGACGATTCACTCTAAGCAGGACCGCACTTCCAGCGTCGTGGCTGATGTGTATTCTGTGCTGGACGCATTCGACGTGCGGTGTCCGGCCCGGGCTCACGCGATCAAGAAACTGCTGTGCTCCGGCCTTCGCGGCAAGGGCGACACGATGCAGGACTTGTCTGAGGCGAAAGACGCCGTTGTTCGGGCGATGGAACTCGAGGATCGGAGGAATCCGGGAGGGGTCAGAGAGGAGTCGGTCACATTCACGCTCCCACTCGGGCCGGGTGACTGACTTTCATTCACTGATGTCAACTGCAAGGAGACTCAACCATGAGCAAAGAAGATCAGCAGCAAGCCGACGATCAGGTTGATTCAGATCAGGAGTCAGCTGAGGCAATCCCGGTGTTTGGTTCATCGGGGGGCCGTGTCGGAACGATCACGCCTGGCGTTGTCACGTCCAGCGGGACGACTGAAGCGCCGGAGTGAAATGAGCTTCTGCCTCATCGACAAGGGGGTAGCGTCTGGAGCATTGGCAGGGTAACGCCTGTTAGCGTCAACCTTGCTCTGCACGCCCGTGACGTCACGACGGGCAATGGATCGGCGGCGTGTGGGAAACGCTGAAAAACCGTAATGCAGATAGTTTGCAAGCCTTGTGCCAAGCCGGGCACAAAGACTCAGGCTGGGACGTGAGGCACCCAGTAACTGGCAATGCTGCAAATCACGTTCGAATCGTGACCGATCCAATAGAATGAGCACCGAAGTCACCAGCAACCGGGTGCTGTTGGCCGATTCAATTCACATCCCGGATGGAGGCACATTTGATGAAGTTGTTTTTGTTTTCTCTGCTGTTCCTGCCACTTGGTGACGCTGTTCCGGAACCCGTCCCTGATCCGCAGCTGGAACAGACGGACCAGTCGGCGTATGACGGTGTTGATGAGATTGCGTGTGCTGTGGCAATCAGTTCGATTGCAAACATCGACGGTCAGCTCAACGACATCAACGCGGAGATTGAGCAGTTGATTGCAGACCTTGCTGTTGCGATGGCTCAGCACCTTCTGGCGTTGCAGGAGTTGGGACCGGATGACCCGCTGACTCAGCAGCTTTTGTTACAGGTCCAGTTGATTCAGGCGGAGATTGCGGCGTTGGACGCGCAGTTTCAGCAACTGATGGCATCACGTTCAGAACTGATCAACTGGGTGGAGGCGAACTGCCAGGACCAGCCTGCCCCATGATTGTCCGCAGATGGCATGAATTCAGGTCGCAAACGAGCACTCGCGGTGTCACAATCGTCGCGAGTGCTTTTTCAATTACTGGTATGAACTGAGAGCAGTACCACGATGCCGACAGCAATCACTGGCGCCCGAACAACCATCAACGATGACGCGACGATCACGGGCACCGGCCTGACGATCAGCGGCTATCACGTCAACGGAACCGTCACAATCACGAATCTCGACCAGTGTGACCTGATCGGCATCTATGCTCGCGACGGATTCATCATCGAGGCTGACGTTGGCGCCGGGATCTACAACAACTCGTTTATTGGCCTGCATACCGGGCTGGGTGGCACGGGGCCGGCGAAAGGGTTCCAGATCTACACCGTGGACCCGCTGGACCAGAACCGCTGCAACGGCAATATCTTCGTGGGATGTTCGGCCCGGTTCTGCTCGACGGTGGGATTCGAAATCATCCGGGCGTCGACGAACACGTTCATCAGCTGCGGATCAGAGAGCAACGGCAAAGGGATGACGGCTGAATCCGCAATTCGTACGTCCGTCATTGGCGGCCACTTCGAAACGAACACGACAGCAGACATTGACCTGCAGACCGGAACGAGTCATTTCCGCCTTATGGGCGCCGCGCTTCTCAGTTCCACTCAGGTGATGGGCGACAACAAGGACGCCACCGGGAACGTGTACGAGGAAAGCGAAGTCTTCCGGACGATCGGAACGCTGAAGCCGACTGGTGTTGAGGCCAGCTGGATTGACCTCCTGAAGGCCGACGAGAGCAAGCTCAGGCTGGACGGGGAGTGATCACTTCACCGCTTTCATCAAGTTCTTCACGGACTGGGGAGAGAGGATCTTTTCGCGAATGGGGCCGATCTGTCGTGCAATGTCACGTAGCGAGAAGCCGCGTGCTTTCAGTGCGATTGCTTCATTGGCTTTCCAAAGCTCTGATTCACACGGGATTGTCCGTGAATCATCTTCCGGATCGACCATTTGCCCGAACGGCACGGTCTGCTTGCTGGTCATCCGCTGGCCGTTCTTCTGGCGGTGCTTCATCCCCTTGGATGTTCGGTCGGCGGTGCGATGCGGTTCGAACTCCGCGGCCGACAGCAGCATCGTGAACATAAAGCGGCCTTCGCCAGTGCTCAGATCCAGCGTGCAGCCGGACTGGTCGGCAAAATGCAGGATGATGCCTTTTTTCTGGAAGAACTCGACGGTTTGCAGGCCGTCTACCGTGGAGCGGAACATCCGATCCAGCCTCATGCAGATCACGTGCGATCCCTTGGGCAGAAACTGCAGCTTCGACCCACCTTCGCGTTCGAACAATCGCGTTTTGCGGGCTGACGTTTCCGGATCTTTGATGACCTCGGTGATCGTCAGCCCCTTCATCACGGCGTAACGCTGGTTCATCTCCATTTGCAGCTGGATGGACTCCGCGTCCTCCTGAGCTGCGGCGCGTTCTTCGTCGCCCTCTTTGACTGGTCGAGGTGAGTATCGGGTGTAACTGATGGCGTTGGTCATGTTCCTGTACCTCCTCCCGTAAATGTACCCACATTTACGCCGGAAGTAAACTGTTGCCACGGAAAACCTTCCCGCTATACTGTTCTCCACTATGGCAAGACCCAAATCACCACCAGATCAGTACCGTGGCGTTGTTATCCGAGTCCGGGTTACGGAGAAGGAGCGCAAGAAAATCGCGAAACTCGCGAAACGGGCACGCGCGAAAAGCGAGTCCGCATGGGTTCGTGATCGACTACTTGGTGAGGCATGACTGACGAAACTCCACCAAAGAAGACAGCCAGTTCCGGGCCGAAGAAGACGGCGCCGGTCAAGAAGAAGCGCAACCGCAAGAAGGAAGTTGCCAACCGCGAGGTAAAGCGGAAGCTCGAGAGAGCGCAGGAGATTGCGGCGAAGGCGATCGCGGAAGCTGGCGGTAATCGCGAAAAGATGATCGCGTCCGAACTGGCGTTTCTGGCGACAAAGACGGCCGGTGATCCAACCGACGCGGATCGCGATATCGACTGGGCCTACAAGAACTCGGGTAATCCGAGCCTCACACCCAAGATGGCCCCCAGCGTCGGGGCGTGGCGCTGGTACGAATACGCTCAGGACAACCCGACAAAATTCCTTGAGATCTGCGCGAAACGCGAGGATGCTAAGGCGAAGCAGGCCGGCCTGATATCGAACCAGCGGATGGAGGATGACAGGCGGCAGCAGTTTGCGGTCATTGAACGAATCGCGAATCAGCTGAAGATGGACGTGGAAGCCATCGCTCTTGAACTGATGGATAAGTGCTCTCACGACCTGCTGGATGCGTGCCGGAAGCGGAAAAAGGCATGGAAAGCGTACTTTGAAGAGAAGCCGCTGTGATTCAGAAGTCCATTGACGAAGCGCTGAGGGCGCTGACCCTGCTCGGGGTTCCTGATCGCGACGTGGCGATGTACTCGTCTTTGTCGCTGAAAAATCCGTGGCTGAACATGAAGTTTCGCCAGACGTGCGTGGACATCGGCTACGAGAAACCGGACGCAGCTCACGAACTCTGGATGATCTGTTCTCGCGACCCGCTGTTTTTCCTGAACACGTTCGCGTACCTGCTGGAGACTCGCGGCAAACAGGACTGGGACACCGTTGACCGTTACGGGACGAACAAAGTGATCCCGTTCATTACGCGAGGGTACCAGGACACACTAATCCTAGACGCTCTGCAGTTCCTCGGGCGGCAGGACATCGTGATCCCAAAGAGCCGCGAAACCGGGATTTCATGGATGATCGGCGGCGCATTGGCCGCGTGGGACTGGATTTTCCATGACCAGACGCACATCGGGTTTGTGTCGAAAGACTTGCTGTCGGCGAACAACCCCGACGACCCCGACGCCCTGTTTTCGAAGTTCCACTTCCTGTTGGAGCACCTTCCGTACTGGATGCTGGCTCCGACGGACTACGAGCGGAACATCACGAAGAACACCTTCCGAAACTTGCGGAACAAGTCTTCGCTGACTGCTTACGCGGCCAAAGCCGATATCGGCCGTGGTGGTCGTAAAGCATGGATGCTGATGGACGAGTTCCATTTCTTCGAGCAGGGTGATGACTACGCGGCCCTCGACTCCACCGTCCACGTGACTCCCTGCCGAGTGTTCGTGTCGACCGCCAATCGCGATCGCGGTATGGCCGGTGCGTTCTACGACGTGGTCTCGGACGCGACGAAAAACGGAGCGTTGATCGTCATTGACTGGAAGGACGATCCGGACAAAGCCCGCGGTCTGTATCACGCGGAGCTGATCGACGGGACAGAGACGTACCAGCTGGTCATCGACGATCACGAGTTCTGGGACGAGTACGACAATGGTGACGGCACGTATCGCCACCCGTTTCCGGATCAAGTGAAGAAGAATCTCCCGAAGGGTCAGGCTCTTCCGGAAGGGGCAATCAACTACCCGTTCATTCTGGACGACAGGATCAGGTCGCTCTATTACGACCACGTCTGGCATCGGCCGGGATCAACTCCGCAATCAGTCGCGGCAGAACTGGATCGCAACTTCGGCGGCGCGACAGCCCAGATTTTCAACCCGCAATTGCTGCAACGAGCGATCGAGAGGGCGAAAAAGCCGTTAAAAGTGGGTGATTTCGTTCATGTGTTGGGCGACAACGCTGGCTGGAAATTTGAGCCACTGGCTGTCGGCGGGCATGTCAACTTGTGGATGGATCTGGTCGAGGGGCCAGACGGTGTGATGCCACCGGAGGCGGAGTACGTGTTTGGAGCAGACATTTCGGCCGGCACGGGCGGGGAGTGGTCGAGTTATTCGGCGCTGGAGGGACTGAACAAGAAGACGGGGGAGCAGGTTTTCGAGTTCCGAACAAACCGCATGGACCCGATCCAGTTCGGCGACTTGTGCGTGTGGGTGATGAAGTGGTTCCATCAGGCGTATCTGGTCCCGGAAATCAACGGCCCGCTGGGTCAGCTCTTCATCAATAAGGTGACTCGGGATTTGAAGTACGGGAACATTTATCGACGGGTGAAACCAAATGTGGCATACCGTGAAGCGACAGAAAGAGTAGGATATATCAACGCGGATCGCGGAATTGAACTTTTGAAGAACCTCGAATCACAGATCCGGAACGCCCGGGTTCACCCGAATTCAGAAATAGCGTTGAACGAGTGCAGTCGCTATTTCCTGAAGAATGGCAAACTGGTTCACTCCGCGGAACAGGCAACAGACGACGGTGCGGGCAAGGGGTTGGCTCACGGTGATGCGGCAATCGCGCTGGGCTGTGCGGCGTATGGGATTGACGAAATTCCGATCACACCAGAGGAAGAGGTGAAATCGGAAGCACCGTACCAGTCTTTCCTGTGGCGGCGACAGCAATATGAGCGAGCGCTGCAGCAGAGAAACAAAAAGTCCTACTGGAGTCCGGAGTATTGACCATGGATCAGAAACGATTCATTGCCCTGAAAAACGCAATCGACCCATGCCGCAAGCACCTTGAGCCGTTCCGAGAAGAGCTTTCTAACGCCCTGAAGTCGTACACCGGCCCTCATTACGGCAAAGGCACCGTCGACGAGCGGCCGATTAACATGCTGCAGCTCTCGGTCGAGTCGCTGCTGCAACAGCTGTCCTCCCGTGCGCCACAGGTTCTATGCACGACACACAAGCCGGAACTTGCTTCATCAGCAATTGAGATGGAGCTGGCTTTAAACGAAGCCCTGAAACGGATGCGATTCGAGGAGGAGCACCGCTTGTGGGTGCTGTCGGCGATCTTTTCCATTGGGATCATGGAGGTCGGCCTGAACATCGTCGATTCTCCGGAAGTTGACGGCGAGCCACTGCCGGTAACGGAGGTTTTCGTCGAGACGATCATGTTCGATGACTTCGTGTTCGACACAACCGCGAAGAAGTGGGACCGCAGGCAGGTCGGGTTCTGGGGGCACAAGTTCCGTGTGAATCTGGAAGAAGCGAAGAAGGACAAATCGTTCAATAAGTCGGCTCGAGAGTCCCTGAAGCCAATGGAAAAGCCCGGCCGGGATGAATCGGCGTCCATTTCCAAGCAATCCGGCAGCGTCGGGCAGGGCGAAGCATTCGAGGAAATGGCCGAGATCTGGCAGATATTCGTCCCCCAGACGAATGAGCTGGTTAAGTTTTCACGTGACGGCGATCAGCCGCTGAAAACGGTGAAATGGCGAGGCCCGGCGCGTGGCCCGTACCATCTTGTCGGGTTCAATCCCGTTTTGAACAACATCATGCCGTTGCCGCCGATCGCCAACTGGATTGATCTGGATGACCTCGAGAACAAGCTGTATTCGAAGCTCGGCCGACAGGCATCTCGGCAGAAGACGATCGGGATTTGCGACAATGCGGCAGTTCAGGACGGCCAGAACATCATTAAGACCAGCGATGGCGATGTGATTGCGGTTGGGAGCCCGAATTCGTTCAAAGAGGCCAGTTTTGGCGGCGTGAACCAGCAAACACTTGGTTTCGCGCTCAACGTGCGATCCATGGCCGATTTCGTGATGGGAAATCTGTCCGCACAGATGGGTCTCGGTGCCTCTGCGCAGACGCTGGGGCAGGAGAAGATGATCCGACAAGCATCCAATGTGCGGATCGGCTCGATGCAGGGCGTGTTATTGACCGCCACTCAGGGTGTGCTCCGAGACATCGCGTTCTATCTGCATCACCACCCGACCGTCGACTACGACCTGACCGTCGAAATCACTGGCACCGACATGAAACTGCCGGTGAAGTGGCCGTACCGCGACAACGGATACGGTGAGGAGGAGGATGTTCGCCGCGGCAGTTACCACGAGTACGACATCGCGATTCAGCCGTATTCGATGACCGAGATTTCTCCCGGGGAACGGGCGTCCTTGCTGCGTCAGATTTGGCGAGAGGACATTCTTCCGGCAATTCAGTTGGGTGTTCAGCCGGACGTTTACACGTACCTTTCGAAGCTGGCGAAGTATTACGACCTCCCGGAACTGCGAGAAATCGTGAAGATGACGCAGGAAGCCATGGACCCACGAGAGCAGCTGGCCGGCGGGGGCGGTCCCCGGCCGGATAAGCCGAACGGACAATATACCCGGGAGAACGTCAGCCACGGGATGAGCGATCGCGGAATGGATCAGCAGCGTGAAATGATGGCTCTTGCGGGCGCTGGGGGAGAGGGATGAGTGATCTTTCAAGAGAGCCAATGGCGGCAGGTATCCTCACTGATCTGATCGGTTTTTTGCAGAGAAACGAGAGCTGCACTGGTCAGCTATCTTATATGCTGATGGATGGACGGGAGATCCTGATTCGTGTGAAACCGCGTCCCTATAACATGGATCAGACCATTGTTACGCAGCGATTCGATGTCCCCGGTGAGCAGCGTGCAGCTAAGTTTGTCCTTGAGGGTTTGGAGGGCAGTGACAATGCCGATGTATGAATTCACGGTCCCGGCCGACAACGAAGTGGTTGAAGTCTTCCTGTCGATGGCCGAGTTCGAAAAGCGAGTAATCGACGGCAAGATCACGCTCGATGATGGGCGCGAGGCCGTTTATGAGTGGCAGCAGCACAACAAGATGCGGTCTGTCCCGGCCAACTATCCGATGGTCTGCGATTTCGTCGGGGTTCACCCCAGTCAGATCAAAGATCACATGGAGCACCTTCGGGCAATGGGGTGTGGCCAGGTGAACCATACCAAGGACGGGCAGGTGATTTTCGAGGACAAGACGCAGCGAAGAAAAGTGTGTGAAGCGCTCGGTCTGTTCGATCGAAATGGCGGATATTCCGATCCGGCACCGAAGCACAGAACGGCAAACGTGCGGCGGTATCGGTAATTGGGGTTTGACAGGTATTGTGCGTTGCAATACCGTTTGAGTTGAAACAAGGGGGATCGCGGCCACTGTCGTGATCCAACTCAGGGCAGAATCGGGAGTAGCTACCCGAGAGAAGCCTTTACTTCGCAGTCCATAAAGGGGGATGCGCGACTCGTTCGTGCGTCCCCCTTTTTTCGTTGAGGACTGTGAAATGAGCACTGACGTTGAAAGCACTTCGACAGAAGAAACCGTTTCGGATGCGGCAACAACCGGGACGGCTACCGAATCCACGTCTGGTTATGGCGTGACGGACCCGGGCTACGAAACAATTGAGCCAGCTGAAGACGAGCTGGCGGCACTGCGGGCCGAGAACACAAAGGGGAAACCGTCCGGTGAGGAATCATCGGGCGATGCCAGTTCTGAAGTCAGTGACGACGCTGGAGGCGACGAAACCGACGGAAGCACTGAGGAGTCGGAAGAAACTCCGACTGGTGAAGGCGATGCCGCCACTGATTCCGCTGATGATGAAATCAGCGATGAACTGCTGGATCGAGCAATCGCTGTCGGCTTCGAACTCGATGACGTGAAAGACCTGACGGACGCGAAGGCGTTTGAGCGGGCCGTTGTGCGTGTCGAGAAGTTGCAGACTCGGATGCAGGGTAAATCGGCGAACGGTGAGTCCGCCGGGGAGACGGCCGAAGAACAGTCAAACGAACCCGATTGGGATCAGCTGATTGAGGACGGTCACGATCCGGACATCATTGCCCTGCAGAAAAGTAACTGGCAACGCGCGGCTGCGGCGGAGGCAGAAGTCAAGCAGTTGAAGGAAGCGGAGCGAGTGCGTGCCGCTCAGGCTCACATTGCAAAGTTCGATTCTGCGCTGAACGACATGACTGATTACGTCTCGTTGTTCGGCAAGGGCAGTGCTGAGGATTTGAAAGAATCGCAGCCGGACGCATTTCGAAACCGCGGGAAAGCCTACGCGATGATGTCCATCCTTCGTCGCGGATACGAGGCGAGTGGTGAGCAGGTTCCTCCTGACTCAGAACTGATCAAAAGTGCGGTACAGGCCGCATTTTACGACAAGACTCAAAAAATCGCACGAAACTCGATCAAGAACCAAATCAAGAACGCCGGTTCTCAAGCCCTGTCACGTCCGCGATCTGGTGGGGAAAAGCCCCTCACGGGTTCGGCCAGTGCGTTGGCGAAAGAAGAGGCATTCTGGCGAGAGCATTCCTGATCGGTCTCGTCTTCATAGAAAGGGCCGACAATCATGTCCGGCGCCGTTACTCCTCAAGACGTTGCGGATCTGGTAGCAAGTATTCTGCCAGATCTGGACCGCATGAACTGGGAGCAAATTGCCCAGAACCTGCAGGATTACGAGATGATGAGCCATTGGCTGAAAGACGACAAGATCGTCTTCGGTGATGGTATCGCCATCCGGAAAAACCTGCTGTCTTCGCTGTCCGGAGCTGCATCCCATACGGGAATGACAGACACGGATGACGTTGACATCCCGGACCTGATGGATGACATCACTGTGCCGTGGCGTCACGCTCAGTCGAAGTGGGGATACCACTACCAGACTGACATTCTGATGAACCGCGGGAAGTCGTCCATCAACGACACCGTCAAGCCGCGACGCCATGCTGCCATGATTGATCTGGCTGAAGAGCTGGAGCAGAAGGCGTGGCAGGTGCCGAACTCCACTGACAAGCTGAACCCGTACGGCCTGCCGTACTGGATCGTCTACAACGCCACGACTGGATTCAACGGTGGATATCCCACCGGGCCAGACGCCGTTGCTCACACGTCCATCGCTGGTCTCAGTCTGACCGATTCGCCGAAGTTCAAGAACTACACCGCGAATTACGTCAGTGTCAGTAAGCAGGACTTGCTTCCGAAGATGCGAACGGCCTTGCGGAAAACCAACTTCCGCAGCCCCGTGACGAAGGAAGACATGTCGACCCCGCGCGGGAATGACCGTCGCTACTACTGCGACGAGCAGACCTGTTCCGACTTTGAAAACGTCGGCGAGGCTCAGAACGAGAACCTCGGTCGCGATCTGGCTCCGTACACTGCCGGTGCAGGCAATGGCGGGGTTCAGGAAGTGGACGGGACTCTGACGTTCAAGAAGAACCCAATTGTGTACGTCCCCCAGCTGGACGACACGGACGTGTTCACTGCCGCGACCAGTCCGGTTTATCAGGTTGATCACGGCGTGTTCTATCCGTACTGCCTCAAGGGGGATTACCTCCGTGAGACCGGGCCTGTTGTGGCTCCGAATCAGCACAACATGTTTCGGGTCTTCTTGGATTTAACTTATAATATCATATGCACGAATAGGCGTCGATGCGCTGTCTTCGGCAAGTGATATTTCCATCACTCTCTTCACCCCTTGTTGTATTTGCGACGAGGGGTGGAGAGTGTTTTTTCAACAGACCATTTGTAAACGGACATCCGGTTTGACAGGGTTGATAGTGGTATGTTGAGTTCTTCAGACCACTCTTTCAGGCTCATTGTTTTCCCGTTGTGGGTGTAAAAATTCCTGGCTGGAACGATCCGGTTTTTTGACTGTTCAGACTTTGTGGCCCATCGGCAATGAAACACCCATCCATTCTCTTTGCATTCATCGCACTGGCCGCAGGAATAGTGGCGAGTCGATTCGTCAGTGTCCGCGCGGTCGATGGACAGATGCTGGCTGGTTCGTTCTCCCATGAGTTCGAGGAACAGGGGGAAGGAGTCTTGCCATCCTTGGCACATGCGAATTCCGGCGTCTCCGTAGTGATGGTAGACACCATGGTTGGGGTTAAGGCATCGCTGTTTGATGCTCACCCATGTTTGGTAGGTTGGCGACCACTGCCCTTTCGTGGAGTGGCCATGTTTCGTTGGCCGGTTGGTGTGGTAGCACGCGGTGCATTGAGTCGAAGAGCCTTGCTGCAAGTTTCCTCGATCGACGATGTGTTCAGCTCCGCAGTCACAACGGCAGAGCCACTTTCTCTTGCTATCGAGTTTCAGGACAGTCCACTTTCCGAAACGCTGGCCGGTCAGGTCTACGATTCGTTCTTTGTCGGAGCATTCGCGGCACATGGGCGATTTGCTCTTGGTGAAGTTTGGGCTGAACAGTTTCTTTTCGACGCCGCAGTCACACCGGCAGAGCCAGTATTGACCAATGACATGGGAGAGGACGGTGTACCGTCCGAAACGCTCCCCAGTGAGATCTTTGAACTTTTTCGTGCGCGCCATTTGATGTCTTCGTTGGAAAGAGGGTGTTTGACTGGCCGCACGAAGATACACAGCAACATGTTGTGTTGCAAGTATGAAGCACCTTGGGAGGGGTGGCACGTTCTGACCGTGCTCCAGGCGTGCCGCCTCCCCCGCTGTTTTGGTAATTCGATTCCCGGCCCGGTCGCGTGATCGGGAAGGAGTGCCGCTGCCGGGGGCGGACCCCAGTTGCTCGCAAGGCAACGAATGACCACCAGAGGGGTTTGGTGGCAACCTTGAAAGGCAAGTACGATGAACGTGACACAATACAAGGGTTCCCAGAACTCTGGGCTCTCCAATACCGGCCGCGGGAACAGTCCGAGCATCTGGGCTGATTGTCCGTGGCTTGAAATTCAGGCTGGCGTGAAAGACGGGATCACCTTCTTTGACGACTTCCTTCGCTTTCCGCTCGCCGCCGGGACTCAGACGACGGAGATTGGTTTTGGCGATGGCTACAAGGTCTACGCCACGACCGCTGGCACCGTGATCCGAGACTCAATGCCACATGCGTCAGGCGGTACTCAAGCAGGCGGTGCCATTTCGATGCTGTGTGACACGGCTGGTGATCAGGCTGTGATTGGAACAGCGCAGGCTCCGTTTTCGCTCGCAACGACAGCAAAGAAACTGTGGTTCGAGGCCCGAATTGCGACAACGTCAATCGCGACGAACATGACCCACATCTTCTGTGGTCTTGGCAACGTCGGAGATGTGACGTTTGGGGCTGCGATTCCCTTGGCTGATGCTGATGCGACTGGAACAGCCGTCGCTTTGGCTGGTATTACCCGGCTGGAAGACGGTCTTGGCGTCCTGAACGCTTCGTACACAGACGAAGCAGCAACTTACACCCATGCCGAAACAGGCCTTGGCGCGATTGCCGCTAACACCTGGGTGAAAGTCGGGTTTACGTTCGATCCAGCACGTGGATCAAGTTGTTTGGAGTTCTTCGTCAATGGTGTTAAAGGCGGATCTCCCGTGTCAAAGGCGACATGGGCCGCACTGACTCACCTTGACGCGAGCAACATGGGCCCGGTGTTCGCCCAGTTCGCTGACACCGGCGGAACGGCGAACTACGCCTACATGGACTGGTGGAGATGTGCCCAGCTGCTCTGATAGCTTGGCTTGTGTTTTCAGGCGGCGCAGGGCGTTTCTGGTGAGCGATCCTGCGTCGCCTTTTCTCTTGAGGTGACAGATGGACCCTACAACGGCGAGTTACTATCGGGCAGTGCTGTTTACGGACGGGCTTGAACCGCGGCAGCTTCCAGATTCATTGGCACGGTTGCATCAGTGGGTGATCAAGCGGCATTTGGCGCTGGGGCTCAACGGAACTCTCTCGAAGACAACCGCCCTCTGTGTTGCCCTGACGTGGTTGAGCACAACAGAAGACGGGCGGCAGTTCTCGTGCGAAAACCTCCCACTGGGCGGCATGTTCGGCCATTACTTCGGTGAGGACACGACCGAAGGTGATCCGAGTTTCGACTGGACAAAAGTGGTGCAGGAAACCCCTGTCTACGTCCTCCTCAAAGACAACTCGACGGTCAAAGGCGAGTTCATGGAGTGCCGTGGCAGCTGGATCGACGTTCGGGTTGACGGAGAAGTCCGTCACTTCCGGGCGAGCAAAGTTCAAGTCATTGGAGCGTAGGCTGTGGCCGAATCGACGCTGACACTCACTCGTGATGATTTGCGGAAGGCAGTGGGAAACCTCCTTGGCCTTGGCATTGACACCACGTCGTGGGATTCCGATTTCGCGACCCGCGTTGATATGGTCGTGGATATCGGGTGTCGGTGGGTTTACGAGCCAGAGCTGATCCCGGGTGACGCGGAGGTCCATATCTGGTCCTTCATGCAGCCAAAACTGCTATCCTTCACGCTCAATCAGCCGTACGCGACCGGGACATGCACTGTCGCGAGCGGTGTAGTGACTGGTGACGGGACAGTTTTCCCCAGTTGGGCAGCAGACGGCGAGTTTGTTGTTGGCGGAATCGGCTATGCGGTCAGTTCACGTGACAGCGACACGCAGTTGACACTGGAAGACACAACGGTCACTGCCGCGGCCGGGAGTGTCTATACGCTGCAGCAGATCGACTACACACTGCCGGATCTGTTCGGCGGGTTTCGCGGTGATCTGTATTTGAACCAGACGAACACATCGCTGGGATACATTCTGGAGCGGGGCAGCAAAGAGGAGCTTCTGCAGCTCCAGAAGAGCGGTGTGGCTGACTTCGCTTCTCAGCCAGCACGGTACGCGATCTTCGCGAAAGACCAGACTGGCGCCGCAGACCAGAAATGGCAAATAACGGTCTGGCCGTATCCGGATGCCGTTTACACGATCACGGGGTTCTATGTCTGGAACCCGTACCGACTGACATCGTCCCTGCCGTATCCGATGGGTGGGTTGCCGCTTTCCGAGTGTCTGCGCGAAGCGGTATTAGCGGCGGCTGAAGTGGAGTTCAAAGGCGAGGCCGGCGTTCACAACCAACTGTTTCGGGCGAAGCTCCAGGCGGCGGTTTCCTACGATCGGCGAGTGAGCAATCCCGGCCTGCTGGGCCAGAATCTGGACAACAGCAGTAATCGCGCGAAATGGTCTCGACTGGGGCCGCGAGTGATGCACGTTGGTCTCGGAGACACCACGTACAATGAGAACGTGTCGTAAGGCACAACGAGAGCGTTGGATTGATCCTGAAAGAGTGCCACGTACAAGGCACCACCGTTGTGAACCGTTTCGAAAGCTGAGGTAATCATGTCACACGCAGTCAACATTCACGATGGCCTTGGCCAGATCGCGAAAGACCCGAACGTCGGCATTCTGATCGCGTACGGGACGACCGTGCCGACCGATGCGACAATCGGGTACGCACCTGGTTGTCTGTTCATCAAGACTGACGGCACAACACTGGACAACACGATTTACATCAATGTTGGAACAAAGGCGTCGTGCAACTTCGATGCTGCGACAACCAGCTGATTCACTCGCTCAGTCACTCAGGGCCGTCGTGTGTCTCGTCACCTCGGCGGCTTTATCTTTTAAGGAATCAGCCTCATGGGATGGGATACAGCTTATCGGGTGAACGGCACGGATATCGTGAGACACACGATCGAGTGGGAAAGCGACGGAAGTGGCGACGCCAGTGTGGTCTCACCACAGGCTGTCAGCGGGGTCATCATCCGGGTGGTGTTTATCCCATCGGCAACAGCGGCGCCAACTAACCTGTATGACATTACGTTGACTGACCCGAATAGTGTGGACGTGCTGGCAGGGCTTGGGGCCAATTTGTCGAACAGTTCGTCATTGAACACTTGTCCCGGAACCCCGCTTACTGACGGCACAACCACCAGCGTGATCCCGATGTTCGTGGATGGCGTGTTGACGCTGACGGTTGCGAGTGCCGGGGATACGAAGGCCGGGACTGTCGTTCTGTACGTGAGGTGATAAAACAGTATTCACTATTTTGGAACAACGTGATCAAGTTGTTGTTGCTCAATCCCGGAATCACCAAACCTTGAACCACCCAGCCGGCCGGTTGGCCGGAGAATTTCAATCATGGATTTGCTGACTCTAGCCGACACTGTCGAGACGTCCGGGCAACCTTATATTCTGGCGGCGTTCACGTCGGCAATTATTGGTCTTGTCGGGGCTCTCAAGGTCTTCTGGTCTTACTTTCAAAAGCAAGCCAGCAAAACGGAGGAGAAGCTGAACGCATGCGAAAAGGGCCACGCGCAAACCAACGAAAAGTTTATCTCGCTGACGGGCCAGGTGATGGAACTCCGGGGGCGCATGGACGAACGAAACGAGGTCGCGGATCGGCTGACGGCATTGCATGAGGATGTTCTGTCGATAGTGCATTCTGCGTATGAGGGTAAAACTAATGATCCCACAGGGGCTCGCGTTGGTGTCCATCGCTCTCACGTTGCCGACGATCGCTCTCGCGATTTTGGTCTGCCAGACGTGGATGCGGGCGGCACACAACGCCATAAAGGTACGTGACAAGCAAGACACGGAATGGTTTGTTGTGGGAGTGTTCATCTCGTTCATGGGTGCTGCGTTAGACAACATATTTTGGCAGCTTGCATGGACATCGGACGCTCTGGACCTTCCCACAACACAATGGTTCATGACATGGGGTCCGACGTTCAACATATTCTTTCGGCAAATACCGGGAATCGTAGCGGCATGCTGTCACGTCAAGGCGGCTTCGACGAAACGATCAGACAGTATTTGGCGGTTGGTTCTGCTTATGTCGGGAATCGCGGGCGTGATGTGGGCAACAGGATTGCTTGTAACAGGGTGACGTCAGTGGACTTGATTTTCGACGCAACGCGATTTCTGCCCCGTGGGCATTGTGGCGACTGGCACACAGCGCTGAGGCTGCTGTATCAGTGGTCAAACCTTGCAATCACGGGAGCCTATGTTGCAATTCCTCTCGCCATGTTCGTCGTGGACGTTTCCTGGTCGCAGATGTACCGCAGCTTATTGTGTCGGTGCCTGTTCGCGGGGTTTATTACGTCATGTGGCCTTGGGCATCTGGAGCATGTGATCGTGTTTCAATGGCCGGCGTATCACCTGTTCGCAATCTGGAGCGGCCTTACTGCCGTGATCAGTTGGGCGACGGTTGCAGCAATGGTGTCTTGCCGAAAGGTTGAAAATGAATAACCCAACGCACCCCATCTACGGGCTACTACGTTTCACCGTTCTAATGACGGCGTTGTGCTTTTCGCTGTGGTTGTTCGCGAATGACTTCGACGAGACGGAGATGAAATCGCTCGGGACGTTTGTGGCGTTGATCATTGGTGCGTTGGGTGTTGAGAGACTCGGGAACCTTAAAGAGAAACTGTCGGGGCGGAAATAGATGGCAGCACGAGTCCAAACCAAGACGTACAACAGCGAGTCTTCCAATGTCGGACAGGCTGAAGTGACGCTGGACGCAGCGCCAACAGAGGGCAACTTGTTGGTGGCTGTTGTGTCATGCTTGTTCAGCCCAGGAACGATTACGTTGCCATCTGGTTGGACGGCTGTTCTGACACCGACGAGCAATAGTGCGGCATATGGCGTGTTCGCCTACAAGGTCGCGGGTGCTGGTGAGTCTGCCACAATCACAATCACGTGGACGGGCAGCCGAAAGGCCTGCATGGCGGTTGCTGAGTACGGGGGGATTGATGACGCTGACGCGATTGACGTGACAGCCACGGCGGAGTCTTCGGGCGACACGACATCGCAGACGACAGGGACAACAGCGGCGACGGACCAGGGCAACACGCTCGGCATTGCGATGTGGCTCGGCGAAGATGAGTCGTCATACGGCAGTCCGAGCTATAGCAACTCATTCAGCGAGTACACGGGAGTCCACAGCCCGGCAGCTTTGCAGTGGTGCAAGATTGCCGACAAGACGGGTATTGCTGCGTCCACAACGGTGGAAAGTTCGATATCAACAGCGGAGGCGGGGTGCCAGGTCGCTGGCGTCATCCTGGCTGTGCACAACGGACCATTGACAGCGGGAACGGCATCTGTCACTGACAGGACGGCGACTACAGCCAGTGTTTCCGCGACGGACGCAACCGGCGGCAGTGGAAGCTATACGTACCAATGGCATCGAGACACCAGTTCTGGATTCACGCCGGGACCAGGGAACGTGGTTAGTGGCGCGACAAGCCTGACGTTGGCTGACACGGGGTTGACCGAAGACACAACCTACTATTACGTGTTGGAGTACGACGACGGCAGCGACACAGCCAACAGCAACGAAATCAGTGTGACAGCAACGGGCGATCCGCTGGTGGTGATTGCTGACCCTGACGGGGAAACGAGTGGAACCTATTCGGTGATGGGACCGTGGGGCGTTGTGATGTCCTGCCGTTCTGGTTCGTTTATCGGATCGGGTGCGTGGTGTGATGCAAAAGTCGAATGGGATTTTGGCGACACGGGCAGCGACTACAATGAGCACAGGGGGTTTTCTGGCGGGCACATTTACGACACAGAACCCGGCGAGAACACCGATTACACAGTCACCTGCACGATCACGAATTCAGCGGGTTTGTCAGCGAGTGCTACGCGAACTGTCCGAGTGACACCGAATACGCGGCGAGTCGTGTTTGTCGATCCTGACGACGGTTCAGCATCACCTACAGACCCCACAGATTCGGGCGATCCATACGACACAATAGCTAATTGTCTGGGCGGTGAGACGGAAACGGATTTAGAGATTCAGTGCACAGCGAGCAAAACGCACGCTTGGGCTGATACTCCCGGTGGTTCAGGTGCCAGCAACGTCATCGTTCGCTCAACTGTCGCGGGTACGAAGTTCAACGTCAGCACGTCAGTCGGCGCGATTGTCGAGGGTGGTGGTATTGGCCTGCGGGATTGCAACGTGTCAGCATCATCGGTCGGCGGTGCTGTTCGGTTGCTCGACATTCGAGCTGGTACGAAAACGGATAGCTGGTTGCTCGACTGCACTGGCAATCACGTGGACTGTTGCCATTTCGTGGGCGATTCAACGTCGTCTCACATGGTGTCTCAGGACGTCACAACCAACGGTCACACTGCCACCAATGACATTTGGTTCGATGGTGACTACCTGGTGTTTCTCGGTGCTCAATCACTGTTGTTCGCCGGGGACCAAAGGCCGGCGAGAGGTGAGGGAACAGACCCGACATTCGTAAAGCCAAAACTGGAATACGCGAACACGCCAGACGGAAAAACGGCGTTGTCGTACACGGGTGGCAGCGGGCTTTACATCGACGGTGAGGGGTCATCGGATGCGAGCGTGACGGCGACATCAGCGGCGACTAACACCAGCACAACGGCGATGCAGATTGGGCACACTTCAGGAGTGCATGCAGAGGGTCCGATGTTGGCGATTGTGGAACGACTCACCATAGGGCTGGATTCTTCGCTGACATCAGGGCAAATTGCACTCAAGATCGGCGGAACTAATCAAGAGTCAGAAAACGTCAGGGTTCGAAACTGCATCATTCTCGGCGATGTCAGGATTGGTGGTCTCGCGGCCTCATATCCAGCGGTCAACGATTATCTTGTGCATTGCACTGTCATTGAGCGAAACACGGCAGCGGCACATGTGCAGGTCCGCGACGAATACAGCGGTTGCGGGCTGAAGAACTGCCTGTTGCTGGAGTACACGAGCAAAACCGAAACGCTTGTAGTGACGGACGACAGCGCGACACCGTTGCTGGAAAACACGGTATCGCCACCAGCAACATCCGATGATGACGTGCGTGTGAATGGCAGTGCGACTCGGGACGACTGGGCCACGTTCAATGCCCGAGCATCCCCGAACATCGGGACGGGCAATCTGAGTAAGTCAATCAGTTACAACGCCAGTACATACCGTCCTGACGACACGGACGATTCGGACATCTTGTTCTCAGCGCCGACCGAAATGGGAGCAGTGCCGGAAGACTACTACGGCAACGCACGGTCGGGGACTTACGTTGCGGGGGCTGTGGATGCGGTGCCTGCGGCTGGTGGGGCAGAGTTAGTGCCGGGGCCACTTGTGGCGATTGGTATTTTGTGACGGGACAAGGAAGGCCGCGAAAGCCATGGGCTCGAAGATTATCAAGACCGCCCAGATATACCCGATCCCAACTGATCGCATTCTGGGTCGCACAACAGTCGGTTCCGGTGAAGCGGAAGAGCTGACTGCTGCGCAAACGAATGCGATCCTCGGCACTGACACCCAGATCACACTGACCGGCGTTTCTGACACCTTCCAGTTGGACGTTACACCGTACTCCAGTCAGACGGTCAATCAGGTTGTCTTCCGGAACACCTCGGCCGCAGTTGTTACAGCTATCGACGCTGAGGGTCGGATCGTGATGGGGTCTGGGAGCTGGGCGCTCACGTCAACATTCAACGCGACAATGTGGGCCAGCGGATCGTATGGATGGACATCGGCCGGCGCGGCCAATGGAACAAGCACGCTCGAGACAGGGATGGTTCGCGACGGAGCGGCCGGTGTGATCGCGTCTCGCGTTGGAACCCAGCCGCACACCCATCGGATCTACAACACCTACACGAGTGCCTCGAACTACGAACGGGCGAATGTTGGTTTCATCTCGAACGTGTTCACGATCGGGACTTACAACTCGGGGGCCGGGACGCTGCGGGATATTCATCTCGGAGTGTCTGGCAACAAAATCGGGTTCTACGGAACGACAGCAATCGCGCAGCCAACAACAGGGTACGCAGAATCGACATTCACGGCGAACTCTGGCGTAGCCGTTACGGATGATAGCACGTTTGACGGATACACGATTCGCCAGGTCGTTTCGGCCTTGCGAGGACTGGGGTTACTGGCATGAGCGAAACCATCTACGTCCGATTCCCAGACATTTCAGGTGATGCAGGCACGTTCACGGCGTTCCTGCGGCACCCCACAACTGGCGCGTTGCTGAACACTGGTGGCGACACCATCACGGAAAGTGGTTCAACGTCATTGTGGTCTTTCACGTTGGCCGAACCCCGAGCTGAAAACGTGAATTACGACGTGGCGATTTACAGCGGGGCGTCAGAGTCGGCTGCCTCGCTGGTGTACGATGGAATCCTACGGGCCGGGATGTCCCGCGTTGACGAAGTGTTCGAAGCCCAAAACCGCACATTCATCAGCGGGACGGTCGGTGCGGCGACAACCCCGAGCACAACGCAGTTCACTCCTTCGTACATGTCCACGGAGGCATCGGCGGCGAATCAGTTGATCAATCGAATCATCGTGTTTGATAATCAGACCACGACGGCTGCACTTCGCGGCCAGATCACGACGATCAGTGTCAGCAGCGCGGCAGCGTTGCCGCTCCTGACGTTCGGCGAACTCACGACCGCGCCGTCGAGCGGCGATATCTTCAAGATTGTGTGACGGGGTTTCTGATGCAGGACTTGCGAGCAAACACAGCGATTGACGTGGTGTTGGGGCCATTTGTCGATGCAACAGATGAGCTGACACTCGAGACTGGGGTGTCGTTCCTGTCAGTGGATGGGGCTGAACTGCTAAAGCATGGCTCAGCTTCACCAGTAGACATTACCGGATCGACATGGGCCGCTGTCGTCGGGATGGATGGCTACTACAACTTGTCACTGACAGCGAGCAATACAGACACTGAGGGTCAGTTGACGATTTCAGTCTGGGATGTATCACTTTGCCGGCCTGTGCGAGCTGTGTATCGCGTTCTGTCTGAAGCGGCTTACGACTCACTGTATGAGGCCAAGGACACCGGATACATGCAGGTCGAGGCAACCTCCGGGTCTTCTCCGCAACTGCTGCAGGCTACGACGATCGCCACACTCGCGTCTCAGACATCGTTCACGCTCACGGCCGGTTCAGCAGATGACGATGCGTACAACGGTGCAATTGCCATCGTGACCGATCAGTCGACCAGCACACAGAAGGCCGTAGGAACCATCAGTGATTACACGGGGTCAAGTAAGACGGTGACACTGTCTGCTGATCCTGGCATTTTTACTATGGCGGTTGGTGACACGATCGACATCCTTGCTGCGGTGGGTGGCAGTGCTCCGACGGCAGCGGCCATCAGGTTAGAAATCGACAGCAATAGCACGCAATTGGCTGCAATCGTGGCTGATACGGATGAAATGCAGCAGGATTTAGCGAATGGCGGACGGCTGGACCTGATTTTTGACGAACTGACAACTCAGGGCGATACCAACGAAACGAAGCTGGACACCGCACAGTCAGATCTGGACATTATCACAGGTGCGGACGGGGTGAACTTGCTTTCGGCCACACAGTCGAGCATCGACGCGATTGAGACTGACACCAGTGAGATACAGGGAGACCTGACTGACGGAGGACGGCTGGACCTCCTGATTGACGCCATCAAGGTCATCACGGACACTCTTGGAGCAACGGCCGCCGCACGGTTGGCTCTGTCCGCCGGCCAGATCATCCCGTTCACCGTCGACACTGCGACAAATACGCACACCCCGACAACGACCGAGTTTCAGGCGGATGACATCACGGAAGCGACTGGCGATCACTACAATGGCCGAATTGTCGTCTGGACATCAGGGGTTCTGGCTGGTCAGGCGACAGACATCAGTGATTATGAAGCAGTGGGCGGTATCGGACAGTTCACTGTGACAGCAATGACCGACGCGCCGTCGAACAACGATACGGGGATCATCTTGTGAGCATAACCGCACGCTCACCGAATGGCGTAATGGGTGCCGGGTACTCATTCTCGGCGAAAGACGAGGCGACTCGCGGCGGTGAAGTGGGGCTGACCCAGATCCTGACGTTTTCGTCGTACGTTGGTGTGCGTTATGGTTCATTCGTGAGGGGTAACGAACCGGACTTCATGCACGGATCACTGGCGACGTGTGTTTTCCTGTCCGGAGACGTGCAGATCGAGAGCTACCTGTCTGGTTCAGTTGAAGTGAACCCGTAGGACATCGTCCAATGAGCCACAAAATCTACCGAAAGAATGACACTCTCATTGAGTGGACATGGCTCAGCGATTCGTCGGACGGTGCGTACGTTAATGATGGGACTGTCACTTTCACGCTGTATTCAGGGTACTCACTGGTTTCAACAACCGGGGCGCTGACAACTCCATCCGGAGCGGTGAACGCGACGGTGTACGGCCCGGCGTCGATGGACTACGTGACTGGCAGCAACGGCAAGTATCAGGGGAAGATGCCGGCGTCGGTCGATCTGGACCTGTCGCTGGAGTACACGATCGAAATCAACGCGACAGCCAGCGGGCACACCGCGAGACGGTCAATCCCCGTAACGATTGTTGACCGGGTGACATGAGGAGAAAACTGTGGGCGTAGCAATTTCAGGACTGACGGCGGCGTCGGACTTCCCGGAAGCGGCAGAATTCGAGATCGAAGATGCGGGTGTCAGCAAGCGACTGAATAAAGCCCAGTTGCGGCAGTTACTGTTCGACGATCCGGCATACTCGTTCGAAAGCCCTCAGCAGGGCGATGTGCTCGTTTACGACGGATCGGATTGGGCGCCCGGCGGCTGGGATGGTTGGCGAGTTATCCACCAGGATGCGTACGGCGAGTCATCTCCCGCGTCATCATCCACGATCACGTTCGCTGGCGGAGCCCCTTCCGGCGGAGTCGCCCTCCGCGCGACTGACTATTTCTCCGTCGGCGATCCCGTTCGCGTGGTCATTGGAGGGGTCTACTACTACGGGGTTTGTGATGCGGTCAGCTCCACCCTGCTCACAATCGCTGGCGCCATCCTCCCGCTGTCAGCAATCACCAGCCTGTCTGTCGGGACGCCGGACAAGGTGAAATTCGTCAAAATGCAGCACGTGTTCTCTGGTGACTACACGACGTTGGGGTCGAGCACGCCAGTTGAGTACGGATTGACACACCGCTGGCGAGGAAAGACAGGGCATCTGGCTTCGTTTTCCGTGTCACACATGCACACCTCATCAACAACGGTCGTGAACCTCCAGTTGGGTGGCGGATCAAACGTGTCGACAGCTGGAGTGACTCCGGCGGCCGGGACAGCCACAACGCACGGTGCGTTCGTCGAAAACGCCCTTGGTGACTTAATTCAGGCCAACGTGACGATTCAGGACAAGCAGACGATTCGGTTGGTCGTCACAACGACCGGAGGAACGGGCACCTATCCCGTGGTCTGTATGGTCTTCGTTGTTCCATAAGCATGAAACAGCCAATCACAATTCACTGGCCGTTCAAGGGGCTCGACGAGGGGAACGCATTCACTCGGCAGCGAGGCGGCAGGGAAGGTGCGTACACGACCGCCAGTTGCATGAATGTGCTGGGATTTGATCCGACAACCGGCCGGAACCGCGGATCGTCTCGCGCTGGGACCGAGAAATTCTGCCCGGATCAGGTGAACGGATCTGCAGCAGGTCAGTGCGTGGCTCATGTGGTCGGATCTCCAGAAGTCGACAACCGTGTGACGGGAGCCAGCAGCTCTCCAGCCAGTGAACTCCGGTTGACCGGATCTGGCGTGGCTCGCGATCTTGGGCCAGCGACATCAGTTCCCGTCGGGGATCGAACAACAACGATCGCGGCCGTGGCCGGCGGAGACATCGCGACGATTTCAACAGCAGGTGTCACAGCGATCGAATCCGGCGAAGACGCCCTGTCATCCCTGCCGAGCGTCATCTACGCGGAGGCATTCTTTCAGGATCTGTATTTCGTCGATGGCGCGAACTACAAGTATTTCGACGTTTCGGCCAATGTTATCTCGACGTGGGAAGCGTACAACGGCGGGACGATGCCGAAACAGGCGGATGACCCAAAGGACGTGGAAGGTGCCACGAACGCATCCCCGATTGTCATCACGATCACTGGCCACGGGTACGTGACCGGCGATCAGGTCGTAATCACCGACGTGCTGGGGAACACGGCTGCCAATGGCGATTTCGTCATTACGAAGGTCGACAGCGATACGTTTTCTCTCGACGGGTCAACCGGAAACGGATCGTACACCAGCGGCGGCACCTGCATCATGCGGCGCGTGGGGTCGCGGTGCTCGTTGATTGCGATCTGGGGCGGACGAGTCGTCCTCAGTGGGCTGACCACCGACCCCAACAACATCTTCATGTCGGCTGTCGGCGATCCGTTTGACTGGGATTACTCACCAGCCGTGCAAACCGTGCAGCAGGCGGTTGCGGGCAACGTCACCAGCGGATACGGGAAAAACAGCGACATCGTGACGGCCTTGATTCCGTACACGGACGACATCCTGCTGATCGGAGGCACGCACTCGATCCGGAAGTTCGTCGGAAACCCAGCGGAAGGCGGAATCAACGCGAACGTCACGGATATCACAGGGATCGCTGAAGGAAAGGCGTGGTGTCAGTCCCCGGAGGGCGTCATCTACTTCTTCGGGTCGCGAGGTGGCGTTTACAAGATGGAGCCAGAGGGAGGCATTCCCAGCCGGATCACAGCCCTGACGATCGACGAGAAGCTGGCAAACATCAATCTGGACAACAACGTCGTTCGGCTGATCTGGGATGACCGTGCAATTGCCGTGCGAATCTACATCACGCCAACTGACGGCAGCGCGACGACGCACTACATCTGGGATGTGCGAAATGAAGCGTGGTGGCCATTTTCGTACTCAGACAACGACCACAACCCTCTCGCGGTCCACCTGTTGTACGGAGGAGCCGAGACGGAGCGGAGGGTTCTGGAATACGGCCAAGATGGCTATGTTCGCGAGGTGGATTCTGATGCAGCGTCCGATGACGGCGAGCCGATCGAGAGTTTCGTGTTCATGGGGCCGTTTAGCCAGGTGATGCTCACAGAGATCGAAGCAACTCTGAGCGACACCAGCGGTCAGGTGACGTGGGCCGTCCGAAGTGCGTCAAACCTCGAGAGGGCACTCAGCGCCAAGACGCGGTCATCGGGGCGGTTTAAGCGGGGCCGGAACTTCTCACAGTGGCCGCGAACGTATATTGAAGAGGGATACTTGCGGTTGTCGGCTTCCGGGCCATGGGCGCTGGAGAAACTGGAAGCCGTGATGGAGCAGGTGAACGACACAACTCGCCGGGTGATGAGGACTCTCAAATGACAATGTCGGTCGGGCTCGGCAAGATCACGAACGATCCGAACGCATCAATCCTCGTTCGCAAGGCGCTGGGTGCGTTGTCGACTCCGGGCTTGTTGGTTCACGACAAAGGGATCACGATTGACGATGACGGCCGAATCACTCTCAGGCTGAATCCTGGTGGGGGGTTGTCTGAAGATGAAAACGGCATATCTGTCGTCACGACAGAAGAATTCGGAGTTGACAGCTATGTGAATGCTGGTTCTGAAGCGACAGGCAATCGAGACTGGAATGCAAGACTGACCGGAACCGCTCCGAACTTCTTTGAAAGTGGCTTGGCGATCGGAACGGAAGACTTGGGTGGGATCTCATCGTCGGAATTCCTACTCGAAGACGCGATGCTGCAAGTGAACTCAAAAACAGCCCAAATGCGGCTGGCGTATGACACGGAGAACTTCGGATCATCAAGAGTGCTTTCAACCGGCGTGCATGAGATGTACTCGGTTGGTACTGCCCCGGGGTTTCACCTGATGACGGGTGACGGGACGTACGGAGATAACGAAGGTGGGTTTCGCCTGAACAATGGAACTGTGATCGAGCAGATCATGGCCATTAAGGTTGCGTACAATTTCACTGGTGGCGGTTCATCGGGTGCGGTGACTTTTCAAGAGGCGGCATCCACATACATACCTGTCAGTTCGGCGTATGATATCCGTCCCGGGCAGGACATGATTACTGTGTGTCCAACTGTTGCACCTCCAGTGCAGTTGATGTGCTGGAGCGCAAGGATCAGTGCGACGAACCAGCTGGCGATTCGAATCGGGTGGGTCAACGCAATGCTGGGGTTCAATGACGACTGGATGATCCTGATTCATCGTATTGACGATGAAACAACAGTCACTTAGGAGCAAGACATGTACGGTTCTTCAAGACAACCCTCAAGCGGATACCGGGTCACTCCGCAGACAACCGCAACCCAGCCATACGGGTACGGTGGTCATCCGCTCCAGATTGCGCAGTCGTACGCGGGTCTGGCTCAGGCTGCCGATCAAGAACGGCAGATGAACATGCAGCGGGCCGCAGAACGGCAGAACGCTGTCATTGGCGGGTACGATCAGCAGATTGCTGCCTCTCGGGCACGCGGCCAGCAGGGATACGCCCAGTTGAAGTCAGATTACGACGCGCTGGCGGCTGATGCGCTGGCCACACGTCAGCGGAACATGGACCGCATTGATCAGTACGGGAACTCGATGCGGCAGGATCTCGACATCCAGAACCAGCAGCGGCTGGCTGCGGCGCGTCAGTCGGCAATTCAGCGTGGTCTCGGGAACACGACGATTCAGGACTCTCTCGTTCGCGGCCAGAATTTCGACAACACCCGGCAGCAGCTTTCACTCGAAGACCAGTTGCTCCAGAACAGGATCGCGACGGATTCCCAGTTGAGCGGTGTCTATCAGGGTGCGTTGCAGAACAGGGCTCAGGCGCTGAATTCCCAGCGGAACACTGACGCCGAGCGAGACAACGCACTCGTGCAGAACCAGCTCGGGTACATCGGCGGGATTCAGGACGATCAGGAAGGTTTCAGGACCGTCGCCGACCTTTACACCCAATTGTGGCAGATGCAGAACGCAAATGCTGAGGCACAGAAGGATCGACGTGCGAGGAATCCCGGTCTTTACCGGCCGCAATCAAACCGAGTGATCGGACGAGCCCGCACGAAGTGGTAAGGAATCGGCATGAGTGATTTGCAAAAAATGCGAGATCGTGCTGTCGCTCGCAAACTTCCCGGCAGCGGTGGTCTCCCAGAGCGATTCCGTCGCCGACTCGAGGCGAAAGCCCGTCGCCAAGCGGCCGAGGAGGAAGCTGCGCTGAAGGCTGCGCTGGCTCAGCAGCAGATCAACGCACAGCGGGAACGAGACAAGCTCCTGCAGGAATTCGAGGTCCAGAACACGGGCCAGCGTGCGGGGATCGCCGCGAATCAGGCTCAACGAGACTTCGGGTATCGGTCCCAGCTGGCCGAAGACGACCGCGAAGGCACACTGAAACGCGATACCCTGCAGAATCGGTTCGCGGAAGCACAGGCTCGACAGCAGGCTCGCGAGCAGGAGGAGAGGGACCGTCGCCTGTTTGAGCAGACTCAACAGCGGGACACGTCCCAGTTTCAGAATCAACTGGTTCGTGATGCAACCCAGCAGGGTTACACGCAAGCCCGGGATGCTATCCAGAACGAAAACCTGCTGAATCGGGACGCGATGCAGTTCGGGTTCTCGACCCTGCGCGATGACCAGCAGCAGCAGAACCTGCTTGAGCGGGACACGCTTCGTGATGTCCAGCAGCGGCAGCGCGACAACCGCCTGAATCAGTTCGACATTCAAGCTGACGATCGGCGGCAGCAGAACACGCTGGAGCGGGATCGTCTTCAGCAGGACTTCTCAATCGACCGCGCAGAGCTGCAGCAGGATTTCACGCAGGAAAACATGTATCAGCGTGAAGCTGCTGACATTTCGATGCGGTGGCAGCAGCAGGTGGCGCAGGCGAAAAACGCGGGATTCGATTTCAGTGATCGGCAGCGCAAAGAAATGCAGGAAATGGAGTCTGCTTTCCGGAAAAACGTGCTGAATGGTGACTGGGAGGAAGGTTTGAAGCAGCGGGCGATGGTCGAGTACCAAAAGAAGCTGTCAGCCATCATTCCTGAGCAACGAATCACGAGCCCGGAAGAAGAGATCTCCCAGCAGTTCCGCATGGACCCTGAGTGGGGGCCGATGAAGCGTCACCTCGACTCTCAAGGCCGGCCGGACTGGGAACCACTCGGGATGGGCAGTTCCGGTGGTGGAGAAGACAAGCAGGCAGAGAGGCAGCAAGAAGCCATCCGGAAGGCACGGCGAGATCGACTGGATCGCTTCAATGATCTGGTTGACAAACTTTCAACAGCAGAGAAGCCGGGTGTCGGCGGTCTCCTCTATCCGAACAAAAACGCTGTGATGAAAGCGGCGATGGATCAGTTTGCGATGGACGAAGAATACTATCGCAGCGAATACGGTCTGGAGCCACTGCCACCATATCAGGCAGAAGCTGATGCCGAGCGGAGTCGGTATTCCGGTTCGTCGGCGATCGGCTGGGAGGAGGCTGCCCCAGCGAATCCTCAGCAGCAGGCTACAGGAAGCCAGTCAGCTACCTCGGCGGGAGCCACCAAAACACCAGTTCTTTCATCAACTGTTCCACTGCCCAAAGAGGTTGTCAGCGAGCTTCGCGAGATGCCTGGCGGTGAAGAGTTGGCAAGGTTGCGTGATCGGCACATGTCGTCAGGAAGTGTTGCAGACCAGACAGTGACATTGGCGGCAGATATCGTAATCAACGCCATGAGGACGGGTGACACCAGTGACCCTGATTTCGACGAAGCCCAAGAGATCCTTGAGCGTGCCGGATTCAAGATAAGGCAATAGTGATGTCTGCCGGATACAACGATCTGCAAACTTCCGGATATGGCTTGATCACCCCTGAACCGCCGCTGTCCAGAGAAGAAGCAGAACGGCGGTATCTGGAGGAGATCGAGCGCAAGGAAGCAATTGCGCGCCGAAACGCTGAAATCAAGCGGCGCCGCCAGGAGCTGATTGAGGACGCCGAAGCCCGTCGCACCGGGATTGACTATGGGCGTCGACGCGCTGACACAAAACCTGCGGCCCCCCGGGACACCAGATCGTATGGCGATCGCCGCGCTGGCATCAAGAAAGCTCCGCAGGCACCAAAGGATCAGGAACCACTGCAGGTTCTGGTTCATGGTAGATTGATACCTCTTTCGCAGGCGCTGGAGGAGGTTCCGCAGCGAGTTGATTTGGAATCCCGAATCCAATCCAGCCCACTTAGGGAACGCGCGGTCAGGCGTGCCAGGACAGAAGAGCTGATCGCTGATGGGGTCAGCCCGGAAGAAGCAGAAGCTCAGGCAAGAGAAGAACAGCAGAAGCGTGCTGAGGCGTTCAAGCGAGGCCAGGAGGCGATTCAGCAGCAAGAATCGAATGTTGGTGTTGAGGAACGATCATTTGCGGAAGGCGTTACCAGTGGTGTCGCAGCTCCTGTTGCAAGAATGCTTGGGTTTGGGCAAGAAGCCGATGAGCTGGAGGCGAGAACTGCGGGCGTGCAATCTGAGGCTGCACGTTATCGAGAAGAGAAGTATGCACACCCCCGTTTAGCTGGGGCTGTTGCGGGCGCGGCCCAGAATGTTGCGCAGATGGGGCCGGGTGTCGCCGGATCAATGATTGCTGGGCCAGCTGTCGGGCTTGGCATCATGGCTGGCCAGTACGGGGCACAGGAATACAGTCGTGCGGCCTACGAAGCGGCTGAGGCGGGCCTTGCCGGTGCTGAACTGCAGAAGTACGCGGCAATTCAGGGCGGAATCGAAGCGTCGATCATGCCCATTTTCAACAAGATTCCGGGGCTTGCCGGTTTGGAGGGTCGGGTACTTGGGCAGTCAATCGCAAGAAACATCGCGAAACATCCATCCATTCGGCAGGCACTCGTAAGTGGAACCAAGAAGTTCACGAAAGATCTTGGCGCGGAAGTCGTTGAAGAAGTCACAACAGAGGTTCTTCATGGTTACACCAGCGAGGCAATGCTGCATGAAGACGTTGATTACCGCACAGTGATCGAGGACACCATTCTGCAGACCGTCCTCATGATGGGGATGGCGGAAGGGGCGTCGCAGGCCGGTCGTGTTGTCACAAGCGGTGAACGCACAAAAGCTGCCCCTCCGCCTATCCCGCCGGAAGTCGCAGAGTTCATACAGAACCCCTCCCGCAAGAAATACAAAGCGGCACTGAAGGCTGGGCTCACCCCGGTAGATGGAGCTGAGAGCACTGAAGTACGGCAGAAGTACGCGAAGTCACTGCGGGAAGAGGTTGAAGGTGGTCCAGAGACCCTCGTTAACCTTCCCGATGAAATGGTTCCCCCACCGGCCGCTGACGGCAAATTGCTGTCTGACGAAGAGATGGGGATGGAGCCGGAAGCACAACCGGAAACGGTTCCGGAAGATGCGTACCTGAACGAAATCCTGAAACTCGCTGAAGCACAAGGAGAACAAGATGAAACACAAGGGCAAGTCGGGCAAGAGCAGTTGCAAGACCAGCAAACCCCAAACGAAGGGGAAGGGGTACGGAGGGAAAGCGAGCAAGGGCAGCAGCCGGGGCCGCTGACTGAATCAGAGGCGCCCGCCGAATCCGCAGTCGGCGAGGTGTCACCGGATCAGTCGCCAACGCCCGTAGCGGCTGATCCGGTTTCTGAACAGGCCAAACTACCAGCACCAGAGACCACTCGTCGTGGTCAACGACTTCTCCCGGGGGAATCCGGCCGGGCTGAAGAGATCAACCGCAATGATTTCGTGCGCGAGGAGCGGCGACGCCTTAGCCAGTCTTTGTCCGACGATTTAGAGACGGAACAGTCAACGATCGACGCGATACACGACCCAGTTGGTGAACTGCTTAATGCAGTCTACGAGCAGGGATTGAGTAATCTGGACGACGTTCACGATTCAGAAGCGTGGGCGGCTGTTGAGGCAGCCATTGAAGAGCAGGAGCCGAGAAGTCGACGCGAAGTTGTGACCAAAGCTGTTGACGACCGTGTTCAGCAGGCGATGGCGATCAGGGAAGAATACAAGCAAGAAAGGCAGGCTCGCGATGAAGTCGAACAACTCCAAGACCCAGCCGTCGACGCAGCAAGCATTGACCAAATACGCAAACGCAGTGAGGAAGAGGGCGTACAAGCAGCGGATTCTGGAAAACCAGAGGAAGATGTTAGTCCGGAAGTAGTGGACGAGGGTGAATCACAGCAGTCGTGGAAGCTCAACGATAAAGTGCAAATCGCCTCGACTGGCGAGCGCGGTTCAATCCGGCAGATTCAAGCCAGTCGCGGTGTGCAGGTTGGGTTGGTCGATGGTGGCGCGAAGTGGGTTGCTGAATCAGATATTCAACTGTCAAACCACAAAGACGCTGTTGATGAGCTGGTTGATCAGTTGTCCCCGAAGAAGCCAGAATCAGACCTCGACGCGGCAGTCCGCGCTGAAATTGCCAGACAGGAAGCTGAGGAAGCGGCTGCCGAACCTGCACCAGCAAGAGCGCCAGAAGGCAACAAGACTGGGATTACGAGAAAACGGCATTCAGAGTTGCCGATGTTTTCCGTGTATCCGACTCGCTTCAGAGGTGAGACAAAGTATTCCATCAAGGAATACGACCGTGGCGGCGCTGGCGATCCATTCTTTGACACCGAGTCCGAAGCGAAAGGTCACGCAGAGATCGTGCGGCGCAACGCGGAGAGCCGGGCGGCTGATGGAGCACAGCGTGAGGCCGATGAAGCCGCTTCGAATCAGGAGCAGCAGGAGCATGAAGCCAGTTTCCGCGGCTTCCTCAGTGACAACGCCATGAAGAAAGGGCGGCAGCTCAAGGTGCTGGGCAAGTCGCTGAATTACAAGGGCGAGACGGTAACGCGGAAAGAGTTGGTTGAGCAGAAAATCGAAGACGGGTGGACCGTCAACGATCAGGATCAACTGCAAGCTCCAACTGGCGAGTTCCTCGATAAGCGGGACGTAACGAAGATGGGCATTGACTATGCCCGTCATTTGGTCAAAGAAAAAGTCGATCGCCTTTTCAGGAGGATGGGTGAAGTTGCCAGAGAGCACGGCGCCAATTCTCCAGAATATGAAGCAGCGGCTGAAGCACACAGGCAGGCTGCAGCGGGCATGCCATCAGCGATCGAAGTAGTTGCTGAATCTCCGGGAGCAAAGCCACCTCGCACCGCAGTCGGCAAGAAACTCGGCAAGGCAGCTGAGCAAGCAGCCAAAGAAGCAGACGCGGATCTCGACGCTTGGCTGGATGACATGCGCGACCTCAAGAAATTGAGTGTCGTCGATAAGTCGGGCGAGAATCAGGCCAAGGCGATTGCTTCCACGGTCAGGATGGTGCGGTCTCAGATCAAGAAGGGCGTCACCAACTTCGCGGATCTGGTGGCTCGGATTGTGGAATACACGTCACCGGAAATCGCATTGAAGTTGAGCGATGTTATTGAATCCGCGTGGAGGATTCTTGGCGAGACCAACAAGGATCTGGACCCAGTTGGCAAAGTTGCTGATGTTATTGCAGAAAGGGGAACCGATGAAAGTACAGTCGCACGAGACGAGAGCGTGGGCGGAAGCCCTGACGAATCTACAGGAACATTGGCCGAAGAAGCTGGAGGGACTGCTGAAGTCGGGACAGTTGAAGAAGGAACTGGATCAAACAGCGGATCGGTACTTGGCGGAACTGACATCGCTGCGGAAGGCAAACCCGGGAGCGTCGGAACAGGAGTTGAGGGAGCTAGCATACAGCCGGACACTGGATCAGAACTTGAACCCGGACGAGACGACGCTGTCAACAGAAGCGGAGAACAAGCTGCGGATGTTTCGGGAGAGATGGAATCCCAGAACCTGAGAATCAAGCCAGACGATGTGATTGCCCCGAAGGGCGTGAAAGGAAAACTGAATGCCAATTTGCAAGCAATCAAACTGCTGAGGGAGCTGCAGAAGGAGAATCGGCCGGCCACAGCTGATGAGCAACGAGTGTTGATGCAATACACCGGGTGGGGTTCACTTCAGCACGTGTTTGACGAGAACCGCGGTCAACAGTACGTCGAGCGTCCGGGACTCCCGGAACGGTACGGCGAGTACATGCGAAAGTCGTCGATGTATGAAGTGGAGGGCAGACACTCTTCACTTGAAGATTTACAGGCTCGGGTTGAGCGGTGGGAAAAACAGTGGGGTGAAGCGTACAAGTATCTGAAAGAAACATTGACGCCAGATGAGTGGAATCGCGCATCTGCCAGTACGCTAAATGCTCATTTCACCAGTCGGGATGTTATCACCAATGGAATCTGGGGCGCGTTGGAGCACATGGGTGTAACCAGTGGCCGGTTCCTCGAGCCAGCGGCTGGGATTGGCAGCCTGATCGGGTTGATGCCGGATTCTGTTGCAAGCAATGCTGAAGTCGTCGCCGTTGAGCTGGATGCCCTGACTGGTGAGATGGTGAAGCGGCTTTACCCCGAAGCCGATGTGTACGTGGCAGGTTTTGAGGAAGTCCATATTCCATCTGGAACGATCGACGTTGCTGCGACCAATGTACCGTTCCACAAGACTGGCCCTGCTGATGCGAAAGCGCGGTACGGCCGGGACATGAACCTGCACAACTATTTCATCGCTCGGATTCTGGATTCATTGCGTCCGGGCGGAATTGCCGCGGTTATTTCGACGCATTTCTCAATGGATGCGAACATCGAAGATCGCAAGATGCTGGCGAGAAAAGCCGACCTGGTGGGTGCGATCCGGCTACCAAACAATGCATTTAAGGCAAATGCTGGAACAGAAGTCACGACCGACATTATGTTCTTCCGGAAGCCAGACGGCACCGCGTTTAAGGGTGAAGCGTGGGAGAACCTTGCGTCCACTGGTGAGATGTACCAGGTGACAGTCCCGGGAGAAGGCAGGAGGAAGGCGAAGATTGAAAACTGGCCGATCACGGTCAACGAGTATTTCGTCACCCATCCGGAGATGGTGCTTGGCACGCACGCTATGGATGGGTCACAGTACGGTGACGCCAATAAAGGGCTGGGTGAATACACTGTTCATCCGAAGACGGGGGCGAGCTTGTCGGAGCAGTTACAGAAAGCTGTTGCAGCCCTCCCAGTTGGTGTTGCTACAGCCGACAATGCTGCTGCGCTGCCTCCGATCACGGTTGGCACAGTTGGCGTCGAGGGCCGGATTGAAGACCAAGGCGGGAAGCTGCAGGAGCTTGAAGATGGCAAGTGGGTCACTCCGAGGTGGCTAAAAGACGCCATGATTCTTCGGAAAGACGGCAAGCCAAGAAAACTGAAGGAGGAAACGAAAAAGAAGAAGATCGCTGCGGCTATGCGTCAGGGGATCGGGTACGTGAAGGTGCGGAATGCGTATGAAAAGCACCTTGCCACAATGCGGGACCAGAACGCGACTGAGGAGGAGTATCAGGAATCGCAGGCAGCTCTGAACAAGGCGTATGACACTTATCGGAAAAAGTATGGCCCACTAAACCAGAAGAAGAATTCATGGCTGGAAGGCGACCCCGGGTTCTACCTGACTGCTGGGCTGGAAACTGAGCAGGAGAGCCTTGAGGACGGGATCCGTTCGGTTGAGTTCGCTAAAGCAGATGTCTTCCGGGAACGTACCGTCAAGGTAATCCAGTCACCAACGGAAGCTGACACGACTGAAGAGGCAGTTAAGCTCAGTTTGGCATGGAAGGGATCAATTAACTTGCCATGGATGGCCGAGCTGACAAAAACGCCAGAGGCAGAACTGCGACAGGAACTACTGGAAGCTGGCCAAGTGTTTCAGGATCCGGAAACCGGAATGCTTGAACCGGCCGACACATATCTTTCCGGCAATGTGCAGGCCAAACTGCGATCGGCACAAACAGCCGTAAAGAATGGCGATAAGCGATTCGAGAAGAATGTCGAGGCGCTAAAGCCAGTCCAGCCAACCAGGATGACGATAGATTCCATCACTCCGAGTCTCGGGGCAGATTGGATACCGGCCGACGTGGTGCGGCAGTGGATGGTCGAAGTGATGAGGTTGCCCGGGGCAACAGTGTCCTACAGTGAGGCCGCTGATGTCTGGATGGTTCGCCCTGGCCGGACCCCGCGCGAAGTGCAGAACGAATGGGGTACGGCCGCGATGCACGTTCAGGACTTGTTGCCCAAAGCGATAAACGGGTCGCCGATCCGGATTTACAAGCGAACGGAAGACGACAAGCGAGAGCTGGATTTAGCGGCGACACAAGCGGCGGAGGCCAAAGCGGAAAAGATGCGGGATTCGTTTAAGGCCTGGGCCAAGAACAGCGAGGAGATGATCCCGGGGCTTGAGCGTGCATTCAACGAGCAAAAGAACTTCTATATCAAGCCGCAGTACGACGGGCAGCATTTGAGTTTTCCGGGGATGTCTGAGACGTGGTTGAAGCGTGTTCGTCCGTACCAGCGGAATACTATCTGGCGGGGGATTCGTGAAGGCCGGGGAATGATCGCACATGGCGTTGGCGCTGGGAAAACGCTGGAGATCATTGCCATTGCGATGGAGCTGAAGCGACTGGGGTTGGCGACGAAGCCAGGTATTGTTGTTCAGAATTCCACGCTCGGCCAGTTCGCACGGGCGTTCAATGAAATTTACCCATCAGCCAAGGTGCTGGTCGCCTCGAAAGAGGACTTGGAACCAAGAAAGCGATCCAAGTTCATGGCTCGTGTTGTCACAGGAAACTGGGACGCGGTTGTCATGGCGAAATCCACGTTCAACATGAAACTTCCGAACGATCCCCGACTGGAAGAGGAAATGGTTGAGGGGCTGATTGATGAACTCAAATCCGTGATGACGGAAGTACAGTTGGCCGATGGGAAGGGGGCGCCGTCGGTTAAGAAGATCGAACAGCAGATTAAGTCCATGAAGAAACGGCTGGAGAAGATTCAGAAGCGAATTGAGGACTCTGTCGATAGTGATGTGTTTTTTGAGCAGATGGGCATCGACGCTCTGTTTCTTGATGAAGCCCATGATTACAAGAAGCCGCCGTTTGTCACGAAACTCGACAATAAGATTAAAGGGCTGGATACAGAGATGTCAGCCCGTGCAATGGCTGCACTGATCAAGATGAGGTACGTTCAGAAGAACAATAGAGGCCGCAACACATTTATGGCTACAGGGACGCCAATCACGAACACGCTGGGTGAGTCTTGGCTGTTGATGAACATGGTGGCGCCAGATGTTGTTGAGGAATTCGGAGTCACTACGTTCGACAGGTTCGTTGGTACGTTTGCCGAAGTTGTTGTTTCCCTTGAACCAAATGCTGTTGGGCGACTGCAGAAGGTGACTCGGCTGGCGAAGTTCAAGAACGGCCACCAGCTTGGGCAGTTCATTCAGTCTGGCTGGGATGTCCTGCTGGGTGACGACCTGCATACGCAGATTCGGGAGTATGACGGCGGGAAGGTGCCAAAAGTTAAGGGCGGCAAAGAACAGTTGCAGATGGTGCCGAAATCCAAAGCCTTTGACCAGTTTGGTCAGTTCTTCCTGCAGGCGTATGACGCATTCAAAGGACTGGAAGGCGAGGACAAGAGGCTTTACAGCTGGATCCCGGTGAATATCTACGGGGCAGCCCAGGCCGCGTCGATCGACGTACGAATGATTGATCCAACTGCTGAGGATGATCCTGACAGCAAGATGAACCAGATGGTTGAGGGGGTTTTTCGCGCGTACAAGGAGGGAGACGATCAGAAACTGACTCAGCTGATTTTCTCCGACTTGTCTGGCCGGCGAGATATCACAAGGTTGCGTCAGTTCGCGGCCGGGGAAGGTGTTGAGCTTGAGGTTGACGAGTCAAGTGATGTCGAGGAAGAAGACCGTTGGCTTTACAACGAGATTAAAAGGAAACTGGTGGCAAAGGGGATTCCGGAGGCCGAAGTCCAGTTAATCAATGACCATAAGAGCACGTCTAATAAGTTGCTTGAGTTTCAGGATAAAGTGAATGCCGGGGATGTACGCATCGTCATCGGGCATTCTGACACGCTGGGAACCGGGGTTAATGTCCAAGAGCGTCTCAAGCACATTTGGGAACTCGATATCCCGATGGTGCCTGCAAAACGGCAGCAGCGCATTGGTCGTATCGTCCGATCGGGGAACATGAATGAAGAAGTTGAACTTCATGTTATGGGGATGGAGGGTTCTCTTGACGGTACGCTGATGGCGATGAACCTGCGAAAAGCGAAAGCCGCAGAGCAGGCGCTGTCTGGTAAGGCAGGTGCCGAGTTCGACGACCCGTTCAGCGAGTCGATTCTGTCTATGGCCGATATGGAAGCGGCCATGAATGATGATCCTCTGTTCTACCGAATGAAGGAATTGGAATTCAAAATCCGCGGGCTGCGGCTGGATGTTGAGGCGTTCGACCAACAGCGATCAACCGAACGTGGTCGTTTGCGCCACAATATTGACCAGATCAAGATGCTGAAAAAGCGAGTGGAGGATCGCGAGCGCTTGATTAAAAAGATCGAGGCTATACCCGATGATTCGCCGATGAAGGTTGAGGGGAAGGAGGTCAAGACTGCGAAAGAAGCGGATGCTGAGCTGAAGAAGAAATACGACGCTGCGAAAAAGGACATCAGTGAGAAGACGCAGGCGAATCAGATTCCAGCATTGGACGGCCCGTACAGCAATAAGAAACCGGATCACTATGCCACCGAGGCTGAGTACGGCCCTGTTCAGTTCAATCTGTTCTATGGTGAGCGTCCGGAAGTCGTGCAGGATGAAGATGGGAACCCATCAATCAAGTGGACGGCGGCGGCAGGTACGGTCATCTCGATGGATGGCGAGGTGCTGGAAACAACGCAAACAACGGTCTTCAGTAGTAGCATGAAGGAATTCAGGGGTCTCACATCATGGCTAAAGCGGGAGCGGGATGGTGCGGCGGAAAGCGTCGAGAATCTGACGAGAGAAAACGAAGGATTGCGGAAGTTCCTTGATAAGCCATTCGAGGGCCAGATCGAGCTGGACAATCTTGAGAGCGAGTTGGCTCAGATCCAACAACAGATGTTTGACCGGGACAATCCGGCACCAGCACCGCCGCCAGAAACACCAGATCGTGCAGCAGCCAATCGGGCTCGCGCTGAACTCGCCGCAATCCAACTGAGAAACCGCCAGTATGACAAGGTGATTGCCCGGGAACTCCGTAGCCGGAGATCGCTGCACGGCGGAATTCTCCCCGGTATAACCGATGAGATGGCGAGGGCGTTTGCCGCTCGAACACTCGGGTCGATCAAGGCTGGTGCAAAGTCGATCGAGGTTATTGTTCGAGAGATGCGAGCAACGCTATCGGACGCACAGCTTCGAGTCATTAAGCCATTCGTGATTCGGTCGTGGAATGCTCTGGCAGACAAGTACGACCTCATCGAAGCAACCGACGCCGATTTCGAGGCAGTGCTGGCAGCGAACACCGAAGACGAGGATGACATTGAGCGGGCAGCTGAGGCCACGAAAGCTGAGCCGGTGGAACCAGAACCAGCGGCAGGTGAGTCGGAGATCACACCAGAACCTGAAGCGGTCTCGGAACCCGCCGAAGGCCGGATGTACTCGACGAAGAACGAATACAGCGCTCAGGTTCGCGACGAACTGGGGATGGGCGATCGCCCCCTTGTGCCCGAAGCAAAGCGCAAAGACAGCATTTCTCGGGCAGAATCCTATGCGAGAACGAAATCCGGTTCAGATTACATCACGAACACTCTGATTCCGGAACTGATGGCGCGTCCGCGGGCGGTTGGTCAGTTTGAGAACGACATGCTGTTGTTCCGGGCGACTGAACTTGGCAATCAATTGGACGAGACTCTTCAGAGACAGGTTGCTGCCCATGACGCAGGTGATGCTGCTGGAGTGGCGATTGCTCAGGCTGATGCAAGAGAGATCAGTGGCCTGTGGCAGAAGCTCACGGAGATGCTCGAGGCAATTGGAACGGAAGCCGGCCGAGCGCTTCAGGCCCGCAAAGCTATTGTCGACCAGATGTTCACGCTGGCGAGGCATCAACTGCAGTACGAAGCGACGCACGGGAAGCCAGCAACTCCAGAACAGATAGCAGCATGGAAGAAGCAATTTGACAAGCTGAAAGAGGACAACGCCAAGCTCGAAAAGATGATCGAGGAGTTGCGTGCGAAAAACGAAGATCTGGAAACGCGACTGGCAGAGGCTCACGATTCTGCCGTGGCCGATGCTGAGCAGGGACCACCCCCAGCTGCGCCAGAACAGCCGAAAAAACAGTCAATCAGTGAGAAAATTGAAAAAGCCAGTCGCGAAAAGATCAAGAGTGCCAAGGCACGCATCATGCGGATGCTGCGCGAAGGACAGGCTTTCTCAGCTGGTGGTGTTCTGGGTGAAGCAGGGAAAGCATTCACAGAACTGGCAACCGGGTATGTGGGCCTCAAGATTGTCAAGGTTTCTGATTTCCTGAAACAGTTGCGGAAAGATTTTGGTCCGGCATTTAATCAGATAAAAGAACCAGCACTGGCCGCATTCAAGCGAGTGATTGGTCAGGAACAGGTCACAGAAGACGATTTGTTCCAGATCACTGGCAATCTCGATGTTTCTGACAACGACAGCATCGGCCGAGTGGCTCGCGATCTACACCGATATGTGATCGCACGGGACGGACTGGATGCTTCTCCGGAAGGCAGGAACGCGGCCGTCGTCGCTGTGCATGAGATTCTGGTGGACTTCATCCCGGAACTGACACAGGAAGAAGTCGCCCGAGCGATGTCAGGGATCGGGATTTATTCGCCGTTGTCGCAGGATGATATTGAGGTTATTCGACGGGATCAAAAAGCACAGCTGTTGCTGTTAGAGCAGATCAAAGACTGGAAAAAAGGTCAGGCACCTCCGGCAACCGGCCAAGAACGACCGCCAGTCAGCGATGAACAGCGATCATTGCGGCGAATTGTAAACGAAGCGAAGAAGGAAGCCGGAATTGTTGAGGCGTCTGCCGGGCAATTGCAGTCAGCACTGGATGCGGCGAAACGTGGGACGCGAAACCGGATTGCGGACTTAACGAAGGCGTTGGAGTCCGGAAAGCGAATCCCGTCAAATCGCCGGTTGCTGAAGCCAGACGCCGAACTGGAAAAGATGCGATCCGAGCGGGACGCACTCCAGAAGCTGTATGACGAAACATTCGGGCGCCCGGAACTCAGCGAAGAGCAGCGATTAGCTCAGGCTGAAAAGGCGCTCGATCGAGCAATCGCAAATCTGGAAGCTGATCTGAAGGCTGGGAAACTGTACGCAACGCCGCGCCAGCAACTGACCTCCCCAGCACTCGAAGCGAAGCGGGCTGAATTGGACGCCCTCAAGGCCAATCGTGAGGAGATGCGGTTGCAGTCAGGTGAGGCGCAGGCTCGCTCGGACGCCGCTTACGAACGGACTCTGAAAGAACGGGAAGCGGCACTTGCAAGGAGAATTGCGGAAAAGGACTTCGCTCCACCTCCAAAACGGCCGGAGAGGAACCTGACTCCTGAGATGCTGAAGCTGAAACTGTCGATTGAAAAGCAGAAGCAGAAACTTCGGGCTGAGCAGAAAAAGTGGGACTTCGATCAAAGCCATATCGTCTACAAGGGGCTGTATTGGGGGCTGGTGATGCCCACGGCGATACTCCGGAAGGGAATCACGTCAATCGACCAGTCGTACATCGCTCGACAGGGTTTCCTGCTTGGTGCGACGAACGCGAAGCTCTATGGCCGAGCCATCCGAAAAGCGTTCCCGTCCAGCTTCCGTGAAGCAAAGAGTATTTTCACGACCGAACAGGATCTGTTCGACGCCCAGCAAGAACTCGACGCCGATTCGCATTGGGTGCGACTGGAGAAGATTGCGAAACTGGCGATCACAGGCGTGCATGGCGGCCTGGATCCGGAAGAAGAACACCAGTTCACGCCGGAATGGTTCGACAAATACGCCCCTGGCGTGGCCGCCAGTGAGCGAGCAGCGTCCGCATTCATCAATACGCAGCGAAGACTGGTGTTTCGCAATCTCGTGGACAAGCTGTCGACGACGCTGGATGGGAAGAACCGAAGCCTCACGAACGCTGATCTGCGCGTGATCGGCAACTTCGTAAACGTATCGAGCGGTCGCGGCCGAATCAGTATCCAGAAATTCGACTCTGCCCTGACTGCAATGTCGGCTTTGTTCTTCTCGCCTCGTTGGTGGACGAGCCGCCTGCAGTGGCTGGCAGTTCAGCCAATATGGCACGAAACACGGTGGTTCCGCGGTGAGGGGGCATCGGCGGAGGTTCGGAGAATGATCGCGATGGAGATGGGCAAACAGCTGTCTGCTCAGGCCATGGTGATGGGGTTGGCGATCGCCGGTCTCTATGCGGCATTCGGCGAACCGGGTGACGACGAGGAGTGGGATTACGAGCTGCGAAGAAGCAGCCCAAACTTCGGCAAAGTCCGAGTCGGCAAGACGTGGTTTGACGTGACAGCTGGTCTCGGCCAGCACGTTTCGTACATGTCACGGATCGCTTCTGGCAAGTCGTACGGTCGCTGGGAAGACGAAGAAGTGGAGTGGACTCGGCTGCTCTGGACTTACGCACGCGGGAAGCTCGCACCGCTTCCGTCCATGATTGTCGATGCGCGTGCTGGTCAGTCTCTGGGTCGCGAGGAGTTCGGCACATTGGGCTGGGTCAGAGATTCTGTGGTGCCCCTGCAGATTCAGGAGGTTTACGAGGCCTTCGAAAACGAGGGTGTCCCGCTGGCTACCGTGATCGCACTATCCACATTCTTCGGGATCGGGGCGCAGACATACGAGGAGCGAGTGAACGCCCGTAAGGATGCCGCCAACGAGATCCGAGCAGCACGGAAGCAGGGCAAGCCTGACAATGTCATCAAGGGTCTGCTGGACCGACATTTCTCGCATCAGGCGTCGCTTGCGGCAAAGCAGGCACTTCGCACAGCCGACGCGGGGGACGCGGAGTATTACCAGAAGATCGTGGACGAGGTTCCCTCTGCAGCATTGGCTGACGCGATGGAGAAGGAGCGAGGTGATTTGGCACTATTTGCTGCCACGATGCTGTCGAGCGAAGACCCGCGAACAGAGAAGAAGTCACCTGCATCCGACCCGGCAATCACGGCTGCGAGGAATCTCCTGAAGGCGATGGCACCGACGTACGAAGAAGCAAACGCGATTTACACCGACGGCTACCGCACTCGCAATGGTAGTGTGACCGAACTGGTTGGTGGCCGATACCGTACCAAGCAAAACGTCATCGCGGCTCGCCGCCGTCTGCGATCTTTGTACGCGGATCAGAATTGACAAATTTCACTGTTGCCACAAAAACAACAATCCGTTAACTTGCCCGGCCCGATGGGTGAGATCGGTAGTTGTTGACAATAGCAGCATCCGGCACGTCCGGATTTCATAGCCGTCAGCAGGGAGACTCACCCCTCTCCTGCTGACGGTTTTTTCATGCACTGAGCGGAATGGAGTCGCAAATGCTTGTTCTCTCACGGAAGACGGACGAGATCATCATGATCGGTGATGATATCGGGATTATGGTTGTCGAGATTCAGCCAAAGAAGGTGCGTCTCGGCATTTCGGCACCGCGCGGAGTCCCGGTGCATCGGAAAGAGATTTGGTTGGATGTCAAGAAACGAGCGCGAGAGGCTACGACAGGAGGCGATGCCGGGCAGCAACTCGGCAAACAGCACTGCGATCAGGAGACCGACAATCCGGAGGAATCGGGTTCTCGGGAGTAGTGGGTTTCTCGTGCTTGGCGGCAGGGCACAGGTTTGGCGGTTCTGCTGTGCTCTGCCGCATTTTTCCCTTTGAATGAAAGCGAACGTAATGCCTGACGATCCATTTGCCACTTTGTTTGATCCGGCACAGCCTGCGGAACCACCGCAGGAACCAGCGCCGAGGCAGCCCCCATCCACGAAACTGCGGAAGGGAACATTTGTCTACGACTTCGAGACCGTGCCGGACGAGTCGCGGTTTCCGCGGCCAATGCCAGCGGAAATCGAAGAGAGGGAAATCGACATCCCGAAAACCCTGCAAGGCAACGTCGCGGCAGTCACTGAGGTGATCGAATCGGGCCTGACACCCGCACAACTCAACGCGATCATTGACGCGGAGAAAGGTGCGGCAAAACCCCGCAAGGGCGTTCTGGATGCAGCCACAAAGATCCTGAAGGCTGAAGCGGACGCCTTCGAGACATGGAAGAAACAGGGGAGTGTGAATCCATTTCAGGCCAAAATCGTCGCTATGGGCTGGGTGGACTCATCGCCACCGGGCACAAAGCCACAATCCATGACGGCCCGAACTGAGGACGAAGAACGGGCGATTCTCCAGACGTTCTGGAAGCTGGTCGACACCAAGACCCGCCGTTCTGGATTCAACATTCTCGGGTTCGACGACCTGCTGGCCGTCGTCCGATCGCTGATTCTGGATGTGCCACCGTCCCGGCCGCTGGACCGCCGGAAGTACAATAACCGCGAAGCCATCGACATGATGGTTCACTTATTCCCATCGGGCGGCAGTAAACCATGCAAGGAGGTTTGTGCGGCGCTGGGGATCACACCTCCGGCCGGAGAAGACATGGACGGAAGCAAAGTCTTCGACTTGTACGAAGCCGGAGACATGGAAGGGATCGCCACGTACGTGGAATCCGACGTTGTGATTGAGCTGGAGTTGCTCAATCTGTTCTCTGATTACTTTGTGATGTAAAGGGCACCGCCACATTATGAGCACAGCAACAACCTCTCAACCGCAGGGAGAGGCCGCAGCGTTAGCTACTGCCAATTCACTGCTTGATTCGGTCGTGCATGAGACGCACGCGAAAGCGTCGATGTACGAGAAAGTAAAAGACCCGCTCGCGTTCGGAAAGGAGCTGGGCCAATCGCTTTATGTGGCGTTCAATTTGAACTCGCCACATCATGGCATCATCATGGCGATGACGTGCCAAACTGAGAACCTTTCGTTCTCCGACTACATGAAGCGTTACCACGGTGACGGTTCAATGCGGGCAACCGCCATTCAGGCTGAATTCCAGTCTCGTGGTGGTCGTATCAAGTGGGAGTCTCTTGGCGAAGATGGAAACGCGGTGGCCCTGTTCAGCCACCCGAAACATCAGCCAGAACCAATGCGGGTGTCATACACACTCAATGATGCCAAGCTGCAGGTGGGCGACAAGTTCACGAAAGATGGCAGCAACTGGAAGACAAACCCCTCCGCCATGCTTCGTGCGGCACTGATCCGCAAGGCCGTGAAAATCATCGACCCCGGTATCATCGCCGGATACGACGATTTCAACGATCTGGATATCGACGAACCAGCCGCCAAGTCAGCTGCTGCTGTGGCAGCATCAGCAAATGCAAAAGCCGTTGCTGATCGTCAGGCAGAACTTGCGGCGATGGCTTCCGAGCAGCCAGTAACAACTGTGGAGCCAGAAAAGGCAGCGCCAGCACCCGCAACTGATACTCCTGCGGCTCCGGCCGCTGAAGAATCGCCAATCATTGACGAGCCAGTGGCGTCGACCGCACCGAAATGCACCAACGAGCAGCTTGTGGAGTTGGTGGCCGTGGGGAAGCAAACCGGGCTGACGCTGGAACAAGTGTCGCAGGGAGTGTGCCGCGCATGCGATGTGACACAACCGAAGGATGCGACAGCAGAGCAGATCGCGAAGCTGATCGAACGGTTCCGAAGCGAACTCTCGAAGACGTAATCGCTTGGAAGCAATGGATCTGGAGCTGTTTTCCAATTTCACTTTCACACGAAATCGACACGGACGCGGTCCCGTTTACCTGGCCGCATCAACTCTTCGCCGCGGTTGATTTGTTCGGGCCAGCGCGAGTGTACGCCGTGGGGATTGCTGATCTCGGCTATCCACCACACTGGGCAACCACTTCCGGTGAGTTCGAACAGATCGAAGCGGCACTTACCGCCTTTGCAATGGAGGTTCTGTAGTTATGGGGATCAATCTTGACCTTTCGAATGTTGGTGATCCGGAAAAGATTCATTCCGGTGGACTCGATTTACCAAGCCCCGGCAGGGGAATGGTCGTCATTAACGAATTCACTGAGCACGGTGAACAGGGCGGACGGGCACACGGACTGACGATGGAAGTTGTGGCGTGGACTGACCCCGAGAGTGTCGGAAAGATCACCAAGGAACTGATCTGGGCAAACGACACAACGGGAAAGGGTCATCCAGCCAAGCGGATGACAGCACTCGGGCTCGCGTCGGGGTTGTTCAATCACGCTGATATCAAAGCATGGCAGGCAGCTGGTTCCCAGCCAGAACTGGACTACACCACGATTGTTGGTCGTCCGATGATGGTTGTTCTGCACATGGAGAAAGACAAAGAGAGTGGCCGAGAGTTCCTGAAGGTCGCTGGCGCTGGCCTCGATTTCTATCACGTCGGAGATCCGAAGACGAAAGACTGGCCGCGGAATCAGGGACTGCTGAACCGGCTGGCTGCCGAGGTCGGCGAGTGGGATGGTGCAAAAGAGGGCAGCTCTGCTCCAACAGCAGCCGCCCCTGCTACCGGGCCAGCTGACCCGTTCGCGGGCAAGGTTTGAAGCTACCCAGTGCCTGCCGGGTGCCTGGCTCCCGGTCCCGGTGCGACAGCGGGAAGACTCTGTCGCTTCTTTCTTCACGCTGGCGCTGTGCGGTGAGGTTGCGTGAATCGTCGACCCGCACGGCGCCCCTTCCCTTAAAGGCACCGCCATGCCGCGAAATCGTGAACTTGTTGGAGTGTTTCTCGGGGTCAATTACGCATTCGACAACGGCCCAAATCGGCGCTGCATCATCGGCGATATTCGTTTGCCGGACAAAACAGAGAAGGTCACAGTCAAGGGATACGCGGGTGAAGACGAGATAGCTCGCGGAGTGACCTACCGTTTCTTCGGGCACATGCGAACACACCACACGTACGGTGAGCAGTTCCAGTTCAACTCATTCGTTGAAACAAGCCCGATCGACGAAGACTCGCTGGTTGCCTACATGACGCAGCAGTGTCGCGGCCCGGAGCGGGGCTCCCTGACTACTCGGATTGCCCATAAGCTGATTGAAAAATTCGGCGTTGGTGCGATCGAGGGGCTGATCGAAGACCCAGTGAAAGCCGCTGAGGGAATCAATCGCTGGGATGCCGGCAAAGCGGCAATTGCGGCGAAGATACTGAATGGGTCCAGAAACACGCGAGGGGCGAAGCTCGACCTGATCAAACTGCTGGATGGTCGTGGGTTCCCAAAGCAGACCGCCAACCGGGCAATCAAGGCATTTGGGACAAACGCCGCACAAGTCATCAGGGACAATCCCTACGAGTTGACGCAGCTGGCCGGTATCGGATTCAAGGGCGCGGATAAGCTCTACTGTGATTTGGCCCGTGAAAAAGCCAAGACGAGCGGGGAATACCTCGATGCTCTCGCCGCGATGCAACGGCAAGGCTTGTGTGCAGCTTACGAAATTGGCAAGGACACATCCGGAAGCACGTGGTTTCCAATCGGGATGGCCAAGTCAGCAGTAACCCGCAACGTCGACCGTGCTCGCGCTGAACCCGACAAAGCGATCGAGTGGGCCGTGATGAACAACCTGCTGGTTGTGCGTGGTGGAAAGTGGGTCGCCATTGCAAGACGTGCCCTGCATGAGCAAGAGATTGCGGAAACTCTGGTTGAAACACAGTCCGGTGATTGTGGTGACTGGCCGACCGTTGAGTACATCGCCCAGTTTGCACCCGAAGGGCTGGAGTTGTCCGATCACCAGCTCGGGGCAATCGAAACAGCACTCGATGGCAAGATTTGTTGCCTGCAGGGTTCCCCGGGCGTCGGGAAGACATTCGCAGTCGCCTGCATCGCGAAAGCCCTGATCGAGAAATACGGCTGCGATCAAATTGCGGCCTGCGCCCCAACCGGCAAGGCGAGTGTGCGGATGACGCAAGCCCTCCTGTCGAATGAAGTCAAGCTAGAGGCAACAACAATTCATCGGTTGCTGGGCGTGGAAAGCGCGGAAGGCAGTGACGGCTGGTGTTTCTACTACAACGATCAGAACCCGCTGCCATTTCGATTCATCGTGGTCGATGAGTCGTCAATGATCGACGTGGATCTGATGGCGTCTCTGATGCGTGCGTGCGACCCGGATACGCATCTGTTGTTTGTCGGAGACAGCAACCAACTTGCTCCAGTTGGACACGGCCGCCCATTTCTCGACATGCAGTCAATCGTGCCGACGGGGCACCTGACCGAGATCCGCCGCAACTCAGGTCGAATCGTGCAGTGCTGCGCGACCATTCGGGACCAACGGAAGTTCGTGCCTTCACCGAAGCTCGACGTGGATGCAGGGGAAAACCTCCCGTTCGTTGAAGTGGCCGATGATGTTCAGGTCGTCGCGCTGGAGAACCTCATCAACCAGATGGGCCAGCAGGAAGACGTGCAATCCGTTGTCTGGAACGTGCAAGTCATCACGGCTGTGAATAATCGCGGGGAAGTGTCCCGGAAGCCGCTGAACAACCTGCTGCAACGAATCCTGAATGCGGACGGCGAAACCGTGCATGGCAACCCGTTTCGTGTTGGCGACAAAGTGGTGTGCTTGAAGAACGGCACCTATCAGGATGCGGAAACGAAACACGAGGAGCATTTCGTCGCGAACGGTGAACTAGGGCAGGTGATATCACTTCGACCTGGCATTATGACCGTGCGACTGGATGACCCCCTCCGAACGATCGCAATTCCACACGCCCCAGTGAAGGCCAATGAAGCAGATATCGCCGACAGTGAGGACGCAACCAAAGGCGCGGTTGGTGATTGGGATCTGGGATACGTCCTGTCTTGCCATCGCAGTCAGGGCAGCCAGTGGAAGTACGTTATCGTGATGGTCGACAGCAGCAGCGCTGGCAACATGGTTCAGTCCCGCAACTGGATCTACACAGCGATCAGCCGTGCAGAGAAGGCAACGCTGGTGGTTGGCCGGAAGGTCACAGTCGACAAGATGATGAATCGCGATGGGATCAGTGACCGCAAGACGTTCCTGATCGAGCGTGCGAATCGCGAGGCTGAAGTCACGAAAATCAACTTCGATGCAATTTTTGCGAAGGTGTGAGTGATGTACGTAACCGGATTCACGAATCTTGGCGAAGCCACGCTGTTGGCAAGAACCGAGAAGGCCGGCCTCTTTCTTCTGCATCAGGTTGAGGGCGAGCATAAAACCTGGTTTCCGTGGCGACACGTCAATCCTGAGTGGCAGGCAGCGAAAAAGGATGATCGAGGCCAGCTTGAAGTGAGCAAATGGCTTGCGAATCAAAAAGGACTGGCCGTGCAGTCATCTTCCACGGTGACACCCCCAAAGCCGAAGAAGGGCTGGGTGCGAAGAGAGTACGAAATCACAAGTATCTGCCCTGCTGAAAATATGGTTTCAGTCTGGCTCGTACACGAAGACGGAAAGTTCAAGGTCACAACAGAAAACCTCCGGTTCGTGGGTGTAGCCACAGTCTTGTTCTACGAATGCCACGAAGATGAGAACGGCAGGGTTAACGAGAAACTGAACAGGTCAAAGACATGCACGAAAGCGGTTGGTATCGAAGTCGCTGAGGGCGAACTCCGCGCTTGCGAAGAGTGCGCCAATTTCCTTGGGTTAGACAAGTGGGATTGCAGCATGAAGTATTGGGAAGGAGTGGCGGGAGGCCTCGATCACGCTTAACAGGCAGGTCACGAGGTGAAAGTGTCGAAGGTGGATTACGATTTTCTTTTTGCAAAGGTGTGAACGATGACAATGGAAGTTCTGAGACTCGAAACGCTGACAAAACTGGCTCGAGGGTTACTGGCCGCAGAAGTGGATCAGGAACTCGCAGAGATCACAGCAGATCTCGAGCAACGACCGGGGCTGAAGAAGCCGAGAAAGCTGGTGATTGAGATCCAGTTGACCCCAGTTCCGGATGAAGACAACCCCGATGCACTCAAATCAACGGCAACTCAGTTTTCAGTTCAGAAGACGCTGCCGAAGAAAGTGATGAAGCGGAGCCTCCGCTACATCCCGAAGAGTCGCGGACTTGGGTTCGAAACAGACACCGACAGTATCGACCACCACCCGGAACAGCCGGTACTGGGGTTCGAGGACGACGAAGAATCGGACGACTGAGAGCAAGCCACTGAATCGTTCAGTTGGTGATTTTGTGCGACCCGAAATGGAGTGTTTGAGATGATAAAAGAAGCGTTGAAATATCTCGTTGAACTCGGCGAGAAGGAAGAATGGAAGGAAGTACAAAGGTTTTCAGACAAGGTGGTTTTCTTCAATCGCACAACGGGCGAAGTGAAAGAGGTAGCCACTCCTCACCGGGGTTTTTTCTTCAAGGCTGGATCACTGGATTCATTGTGTGATTTCGCCAGTGAAGTGCTGCACCCAAATCCATGTGCCATTCTCGTGTCACGAGATGAGGTGCGGTGTATGGCATTAGATTATGCGTGTGACAAACAAGATATCTACTACCCACTCAGACACGCCTGCTGGCTGTCAAAAACGACATTCAGCGGAAAACCCAACGCCGTTGCCCGTCAAATGAAGATGGCGTTTCGTGGGTGTGAATATGACGAGGAGGATGTCAACAAGATCGGATCAGTCAAGTTCGCTTCCCACAAGGAGGAGGGTTACTCGACTGGCGAGGCTGACGAAGCTATCAGTAAGGCAGCTCGAGATCGCGTGACAAACATGAACTCCGTTCCTCGTGAGTTTTCGGTCGCAGGGTGCGTGTATCCGTCGACGGGAATTCGAGTGTCACGATTCACTGTCTCTTACAGCGTCACTCCAGTTCCATCCGAAGGGGTTATTCAGGTTAAGGTCTACGACGGCGATGTCGACGTTGCTTTTGAAGCAGCTCAACGAGAAATTGCCGACGAGATAAGCCGGAAGGGATTTGGCAAAGTCTACCTCGGTTCGAGTCGACCGTGATGCTGAAAGGAAAGACGCTCACGAAGTTGCGCAATCTCTTCCAGATCCCACTGGAAGACCTCGAGCGATGGCGGCTCATTCGCGCAACCGACATTCTGGCAATCCCCGGTTGCGGCAAGAGCACCTTAAACAAGCTCCGCTTGTATCTTGCCCACCGCGGGATCTGCCTGCGCGATGACAACCCGCCTGACTACTGGATCAGGTCGCTGGGGAAACCGGACGACGATCCTGACGCGGAAACACAGGGCGTTTGCCCATTCACGATCGTGATTGACCACAACGAGACGTTTCCGTTCGCGTTCGACACGATTCGCGATCGTGACGACAAGCCAGTTTCCGTGCCGATCGTTCGCCGCCAGCTGTGGCGCGACGGGCTGGGCGATTACACGATCGACGGCATGGAGGCGGATATCCAGATCGAGCGGAAAGCCGATGATCTGGCGTCGTCACTTTCAGAGCGGCGCGACGCATTCGAAGCTGAAGTTGCCCGCCTCAACGACATGTGCGAATTCGCGGCAATTGTCTGTGAACACTCGTGGTCAGACATACTGGCCGATAGCCATGACCACGGCGCACGGGCCAAGTCGATCAGCCGGACGTACTTCGCATGGGCTGTGAGATACCCCGGAGTCCATTGGATCATGTGTGCTGGCCGGTATCACGCGGAACAGACCACATTCAGGCTGCTGGAACGGTTCTGGTGGCACAAGCAGAGGGCTCTCGCGGCCGAAGCGGCAGAGAGTCGAACGGAAGACCTTTTTTCTAAGGTGAGGTGAAGCGATGACGCGGGCGGATGACTATGCCACTTCGATTCACTGGCTGCTTTCATCGGGACGCACTGAAGAAGTGGTCAGGGCTTTTTATAGTCGGATGCCTCAAAGCGTGGATGTCCCACGGATCACGAACATTACGTTCGATAGATCGACAGGATACCTCATCACTTTCACATGGCCGGACGGCGAGACTGCAGTGTATCGCTGGCAGAATGGTAGATGGCGGAATGGGAAACCAATTGCTGATGCGGCAGTGTACGAGATGGCATTCCAGCCAAGAGCTTATTTCGAAGGAATGTTAGCAGCGGCAGAATCCATACTGAACAACAACGAAGATGGCAAGTTGTTCCAAGAACGCGAGCAAAAAATCAGTGATCAGGTGGAACGACTGTACGCAATCAGGAACCTTGTTGATGTAGCTAAGTCGGATTTTCGACTAGCTATCAATGCTCAGCCCGCACTAATGAAAGCATGTGCCCGTAAGTATCTGCGACAACGAAAAATAAGGGCCAAGCACACGATGCCAGAGCGGGTCATCGCTGGACAGTTATCGGACGGGATGCCTCCAGTGCCAGTCCAGTCTATCGCTCCATGGAGCCATGTGATTGCAATAGAACGCCCAGTGACAGGGATCTACTTCGCGTTCTGCGGTGAGTCGTGCGAGTACGTTGGGAAGTCAGTCAACATTCCATCGCGGCTGAAAGCACATAACAAGGTGCATGATGATCACGGAGTTTGCTTCATTGAAATGCCAGAACAAGACATTCACTTTGCTGAACTGTATTACATCTGGTTGCTGCGACCGAAACTGAATCACGAGGGAATCGAAACTCAAAGAGCAATCGAAAATTAAAACCAACGGAGTGACCGGAAATGCAGAACGAGAATATTCACGAATTACTGGCCAATCTGAGGAGCGTGAAAGCAGGTGGTGACAATTCGTGGACGGCATACTGCCCGGTCCATGAGGCGGACGGTGGCACGCATAACAACAGCCTGAGCATTTCACTGGAGGATGACGGCCGAATCCTCGTCAACTGCCACAACGGGTGTGACCCGAAGGAGGTCGTCTACGCCGCCGGCCTGACATGGACGAAGATGTTTCCGCCGAAGAAGAAGCGGGAGTACGACTCCAAGATCACGGCGACGTACGACTACGAAGACGAGGATCGTGCCGTTCGGTTTCAGGTGGTACGGCTGGAGCCCGGGAAGAACGGAGCGAAGAAAGACTTCCGGCAGCGGCAGCCGGACGGTAAAGGCGGCTGGACGTGGAAGACGAAAGGGCTGCAGAAGTTCCCGTACCGACTGCCGGAGCTGCGGGCCTCCAAGGGGCCGGTGTTCATCGTCGAGGGCGAAAAGCAGGTCGACTATCTGCGTGAAGAGCACGGCCTGACTGCAACCACGAACCCCGGCGGCGCTGGGAAGTGGCTGAAGTCATTTGCCAAACACTTCAAAGATCGCGACGTAATTGTGATTCCGGACTGCGACCCGCCGAATGAAAAGACCGGCCTGATTGTCGGGGCCGATCACGCGAAAACGGTCGCCGACTCCCTGCTGGACGTGGCTCAGTCCATTCATGTCATCGAGTTGCCGGATTGTCAGCCGAAATGGGGGCTCGACGACTGGCTGCAAAACGGGCACACCACGGAAGAGTTACAGAAGCTGCTGGCGGACGCGAAGCCATGGGGGCCGGATTCGGGCCTGCAGACCCGCGTTGAAACGCCAGAACCGGACCCTGACGCCGATCCGCTGGAATACGAGAAGAAGATACTCGCCGAGATCGGCATCACGTACGTCGCCCAACTGGAGGGTTTGGCGCAGGTAGAGTTCTTCAGCGCGACCAGTCAGAAGTTCACAACACTCGAACCCTCCAGAATGCGGTACGAGGAGCTGCTGATGGCAACCGGCAAGATCGCGGCCCACAAGGTTCGCCAGACTGCGGAAGACAACGGTGATTTCAGTCTGGGAGAAATTAAGAAAGCTCTCGCGCTGGTCGCGGGTGCCACACCGTCCGTTGAGGAGAAATTCGGGCTCGGTTGCTGGATGAATCACGATTCGATGGTGTTCGTGAATGCGAAACAGCTGGGAATCCTGAATGGCAAGCCTGGGCTGCAGGTCACGCAAGATCCAATCTATCTGGGGAAAGCCTACGATATCGGCGGGCAGGTGGAGTGGGTCGACTTCCAGCAATTGAAAGCCGATCTGGAGAGTGCAGAACACAAACCCGGCGTCCTGTACCACGATTCCATCGAAGAATGCCGGGATTTCATCGCCCAGTGGGACTTCACGTACGGGCCGGACACATTTCCCAGCGTCCTGACGGGCATGATCATGGCCACGTGGCTGCAGACTCTGTGGAACTGGCGCCCGCAGATATTCCTGATCGGACAGTCCTACGCGGGGAAATCGACGCTCCTGAAGCAGATCGCGAAGATCCTGGGCCCATTGGCTCACATCAGCTCGGACAGTTCCGCGGCCGGTCTGCGGCAGGACATTGGGACTTCGGCGGCAATCATGCTCTGCGACGAGCTGGAGAAGAGTCGCCACCGCAACGATATCCTAGAGATGATCCGGGCCAGCGGCCGCGGTGACGAGGTGTTCAGGGGCACGTCCGGCCAGAAACGGAAGCGATTCAAGCTCCAGCACGTGTTCTGGTGTGCTTCGATCGAATCCGGCCTGAAATCAGAGGCGGACCAGTCCCGGTTCATCACAGCCGAGATCAGGAAAACATCGCGCATACCAGAAATCCCGGACATCGCCCACCTGACGACGATGGGCCGCAGGATGTTCTCTGCCGCGGTGTGCTCTTTCAACGCCGCACGCGAGCTGTCCAGCGTTCTCCTGCAGAATAAGGTGGAATCAGTCCACGGCCGCGTCTGCGAGTCCTACGCGATCCCCTGCGCGATGTACTCGGCCACACTCGGGCACAGCGAGGAACAAGCCATCCAGTTGTATCAGGAGGCTCTCAAGTCCATTTCGGAGGGCGAGGACGTTGAATCAGACGCTGAGGCTCTGCTGCAGGAGATCCTGCTGACATCCGTTCTGCTGAAGGGTGGTGAGAAGCAGCAGGTCTACAAGATGATCACGGATCGGTACTGCAGCAGTGAATTCGACGACGCCCTGCGAGGGGTTGGAATTCTCGTGGACACTGGAAACGTGTTCTTCAACCGCAACCTGCTGGAACGGTACGTCGTCAGTCAGGACTGGAAGGGGAAACGGCTGGATCAGATCCTGTTGCGGATTCCGGGCGCGGAGCGAGCACAGAAGTGGTTCGGGAAGAATCGGGTATTGCGAGGAATCCTGATTCCGCGGGACCAGATCGGTGACATTGAGACCACCCCAGACGTGGCCTACGGCACCGGGGAATCCAACGACATCAGCGGTGGTCTTCTGCCGTTTGAGGCCCGAGCTGCCGCCGACGACCCGTTCAGGAGGGCGTGACTCAAGCGCTACAGAAAAACACCATGCTAGTGAAGTGCTATCGAGGGCTGAGGCTGTAAACCCTTATAGAGTAGAGAGATAGAGAGAGAGAGAGAGAGAGAATAGCGCATAGCACCAATAAGAGAGATACACCATTAGAAAATACCCCCTTCATTACCCAGGAGAGACACCAATAAATCCTTAGATCCTCACGTATGTTTCTCGCGGAAGAGGCGCTAGCGCAAGGAATCTTATGCAACTCGTTTACATGGAGTGACTTACGTTGCAAGCAGAGCATAGCAACCTAGCAGTTTTTAACCAAACGGACCTGTTTTCACCTGTCCAAGTGTCCAGTTCTGGGCCAAATCCGACGATTTATCTATCCGCCAGGCTGGATTTGATCCGTTTGCCGGCCGATCACGGCCCATGGTTCGGCTGGATGGAGGACTGGTATCACTGTCTGGACGCCGATTGGTTCGTTTGGCTGCGATACCGGCTCAATCGAGCGATCAAGGGGCGACGGCTCGTATCAGGATTCGAGGAAGCCGAGAACTTGGTCGCACAAATCGCGCAGATCGGGATCGACCATGGAATCTTCACGTCGGTTGATATCGAGCCCAATGAGCCGAGGCAGGATTACGACCCATGGGTTGATTATCCGCGACACTTGACGCACGAGTATCTCTCGCTGGAGCGGAAGGCGCTGTACGACCAGTACAAAGCAAAGTTCAGTTGCCTGTAGACACACCGGAAAAATGTAGCTACAGTTTCTGCGGCCTTTGAATTCCAGTCCAATTTTGATCGGGAGAATGTGATGGGATGGGAAGCACTGATCATTTCTTTGTTGCAGCCAATGCTGCTGAAGTGTTTCGAGAACTTCTCTTCGGAGAATCCGCAGGATTACCTGAAGGACTGCTGTGACGTTTACGGCAACCTGTACCCAGATATCGTGCATGACGCGATGCCGCAGACTCGCCGAGCTGTACGTCGAGCGTATCTGTCAGGTGGGTCAGATCGCCCAGCTGGCGAGTTCCCGAGGTATTCACGGCAGGAGCTGTACCGCTTGACAGAGGAGACGCTGCGGCGGTCGATGGAAGCGACGCCTGAAGAATTGACAGTGATTCGTGACGTTGCAGAAAACCTCGAAACCGAATGATTGCGGACGACACCACTCAGTCGTCATGGATCGTCGGTCCACCTGACCCAGTCCCCATACCGCTGGGAGACCCGCAGGATGAGCGAGCCGAGTGGTATCGCGAGGAATCCCAGCGATATGTGACGAAGCTCCGCAGGTTCCAGCAGCGGCGGGAGGCATGGGAGAAACAATGGACGGCCAAAACGAAACGCGACCGGAAGCGAAAGCGGCGTCGCCCAAAACTCAGGAAACGACAGCAATGGCGAAAAAAACGGCGTTGATGATGGTGGCGTTCGCGCTGCTGGCGACAAGTGGTGGAGGTCCAGCTGGAGCCGTCGAGGAGCCTACGATCACGTTGCCGACGAAAACGGTGACAACGATCGCGGAGTCAGTTTCCACTGAAGTGACCACGACCGAGATTATCAATGAGATCGAGGTCGGAATGTGGTACGTCATCCGGTCGACGGTGCCGCTGTTCGTGTTGGACGCGCCGAGGGGCTCATTCTCGATCGTTTCAGGCCCATCTACCGTTGATGGCGTGTTTGCGGGGGGGGACGGCGGGCCAGAAACCAAGGTGTTCGGTACCGATCAATCCACGTATCTGATTCAGGGGCTGAAACCCTGCACGGCCGAACTGATCTTGATCCCGCAGGGAGTGACGGATCGGATGTCAATCGAGCGGCACATGCTGACCGTGACTGGTCCGCAACCGCCGCCGGATGATGATGACGATCCACCGGAAGACGACCCGGAAGATGATCCGGAGGACGAAGACGACCCGCCGGAAGACGATCCAGTTGTGGTTGAATCATTCCGCGTGATCTTCGTGAAGGAGTCCAGCGCAACACTCAACCCAGCTCAGACAGCCATTCCGGCGGCGAAGGTGATTCGTGACTACCTCAACGCGGAAACCACGGTCGATAATGATGTGGCCGGGTGGCGGGAGTACGACCCCGATCAGGATGCCGTGAACGACGAGCCCACGATGCGTGCGTTGTGGGAGGCTGTTCAAGGCAAACTATTGCCAGCGCCATGTCTCGTGATCGAAGTCAATGGACACGCAACAGTGATGCCGTTTCCGGCTGATGTCGACGAGTGCATGGAGACACTGCGGAAGTTCAACGGAGAACAGAATGACCAGTGACGAGGCGAACACGCTGCGGCTGATCGCAGCTGAGATCATTAACAAGCTGTGGCAGGCTGGCGAGCGCACTCAGTTGGAGTTGCTTGAATCTCAAGCCAAGCGAAGTATCCAGGAACCATACAAGGGGGAACAACGTGGCTGAACTCTACAAAGGCTCCATTCCGATCTATGAGCCGGACAACCTTCGCGGCGAAAACAAAGATGCTATGTTTCCGCCGGGCGTTGCGTACGGTCTGGTTCGCCGGGATTACAGCCGATACCCGGAACAGATGTTCGCTCCGCCAGACGAAATGAGCATCATCCCGCAGTCTGAGTGGGACGCACGTTTCGATGAGCAGGAGCGGCTGAAGTCCAGCCTCGAACACATGTATCTCGGGGGACTGAACGGCACACCGTTGTTCACGAATCTCGATCAGGGGCAACATGGACTTTGTTGGATCTACTCTGTTGGCCATTCAATGATGCTGGACCGCCTTCGGCGCGGCCGGCGAATTGTCCGACTGAACCCTCATTCCAGCGGCGCCATCATCAAAGAAGGCCGGAACGAAGGCGGGTGGTGCGGTCTTGGCGCTCAGTTCGTCACCGACAACGGAATGGCTCCTGAAGGTAATGGGCCGGGAGAGTGGCCGAAGTGGTCTCTTGATCTGCGGTGGGACACCGACGAGATGCGGGAGTCAATGGCCAGATACAAGATCGACGAGCAGTGGACCGACGTGACTCGTCGACTGTGGGACCGCAACCTCACGACAAATCAGGTAGCCACGTCCGGATTCAATAACCTCCCCGGCCCGCGTGATTACAACTGGTGGCGACACAGCGTCTGCGGCATCCGTTGGGTCAGGATTGAGCGAGGATCGTGGGGCCAGCTGATCTTGAACTCGTGGAAGAACTGGGGTCATCACGGTTTGGCGGTTCTTCGCGGTAACCGAGCGATCTGTGATGGTGGATTGACGATCCGGACGACGACATGAATGTGCGTCAGTTCTGGGAAGCCGTAAAGATCGCTGGTGATTGGATTCTCGATGGTGGTGATCCATCGGTGTTGCGAGCGGCACTGGAGTGCGGGACGAACGGATCGTTAAGTGCAGCAGGCCGCGGGCACCTATGGGAGCAGAGACTTGCTGCGCTGTGCGAGGAGCGTGGCATGAGTGTCACGAATATCGGACATCGACGACGTAAATACGACCTGTTAATTGATGACTGGGTGCGAGTGCAGTGCAAATTCCTTGGTGCCGGCAACAGTGACTTGAAGCCTCGTGGTCGCGACAGGAATGGGCGACGCCAGTACCACAAAGACGACTTCGATATTCTGGCAATCGCAAGAGGGACATGTGATCGTCGATACTTCATACCATCGAGTGAAATTGCTGATTCGGAAGGGTGGCTGTCAACTGTATTTCGGCCAGTGTACGACGAGTGGAAGGATAACTGGGCGGTCTTCGATGGAAATTTCGGTCAACCAGCGAGGCTTTTCTAGTCATTAAACGCTAGATAGTAGCCGCATAACGTCAGGCGATCACCGGGTACGAGGAGTTGACGATGAGTACAGAAAACGCGATGCCGAGTGCTCCGGTTGATGGCATTGTTATCAAGCCTCCGTTTGTATTGGAGGTTGAACGCACCACAGGGTTGGTTTGCGATCTTGCAAAAGATGTCGGTTGGCGAACTGATTGGTGGGTGATGTCGCCAACAGGCGTCCCTATGTTCAAGGTTGGTGGTGATGGTGAAATGATCGGCAGCATCAGCCAGCCGGATATGTACGTGATTCAAGGCATTGATGCGACAGAGCGTTCGCGTCGGCGTCATGCTTGATAACGCTCCGCATCACGGGGCAACGGAGATGAGACATGAGCAAAACGGACGACGCTGACCGTGCTCCCGTGCATGCGATCGTTATGCCGTCAGTCGGTGACATGCGGAATGAGGTGGATCGCTTGCTGTCGCTGATCAATCAGGTGGAGCTGGCCCAAGCGATACAACGCGGGGACCGAATTTCATCGTACGCACCATTCACGGATTGGCTGAAAGAAGCTGACCGAGGTGATTTATACGTGCGACAGATGGCCGAAGGTCTTCTGTGGGAAATATCCGAGCAGGGCGACAAGGAAGAGATGGCTAAAATGGTAAAGCAGGCGACCAGCTACCTGTCGAAGATGTGAGGCATAACGACAAAGCTAACCGGGTGCGGGGCGGTTGGCATGTATCCAATTTGAGCGTTTCGTTATCAGGAGTGGATCATGTGGAATTTGCGGCGTCGCCGAAACGAGGATGAATTATTGTCACTCATTGACCGCATAGCCGTGGCCGCTGAAACGCAGGCAGCGTCCGTGGCTGCACAAACCGTTGCGTTTCAGGAGTCGCAAGCGGCGATCACGGCGTCAGCGCGCGCAAACGAGCGTAGGCAGGAGCTTGAAATCAAGATGCTGGAGCGTCGCTTGCTGACGGTTGTTGAACCAGAATCGCCCCGTGGATCTGGTGTGTATGATGATGGCGACCAAATCACTGCGGTTGACTGATAACGATTTGCGTAACCGGGCGGCGTGATTTCGCGTCGCCGCGTGAACCGGCTGGATACGCCGCTCCGGTTCACGCATTTGTTCTACGGCGGTGGTTGAGGTGCGATCGTGGATTACAGGATTTGGAAGTACGAGTTGCAAGTGACGGACATGCAGCCGGTGGAGATGCCGAAAGGCGCGGAACTGCTGAGCGTGGCGAACCAGAACGGGACATTGTGCCTGTGGGCAAAAGTGGACGCGGACAAAGAACGAGAGACGCGGCACATTGAGATCATTGGAACGGGCAATCCGATCCCGCAGGACATGGGCGTCGATCGACGGTTCATCGGCACTGCTGTGGTCAATCCGTTTGTGTGGCACGTCTTCGAGCGAGTGTAGCCGTAGAGCGATTTGCGTAACCGGGTTGCGGAGAAAGACCATGAATTCAAAAACACGCGATGACCGCAACTCCGGTTCACGCATTAGTTGTGCGGCAGGTCCGCACCATCAGGAAGTTTGGCCGTTGCAAGAGCGTGTGGGTGTGTGTGCCTACGTGGCACTGTCTTGGTTGCTGTTGTGGATATCGCTCGGCGTTGGCCGATATTGGCCTGTGCCGTTCGCAGTGTGGTTCATCTATCGGTCAGAGCGTGCATTCACGCGGCAGTGGCTTGCGGCGTGCGAACGATTTGGAGTGGACGAGAAAGAGACACGCGGTTTGTAGCCGCATAACGCCCGCAATCAGCCGGTCGCGTCGGTTGATTTACTATTTGAAACGGCAGCCAACGCGACTCGGTTGCATTGCATTGTTATCGGGCGAATCATGCGTGTGGAGTTTTGTGAAACGGTTGACGTGACGGGAACGGCACACGTCACAGTTGAGGATATAGCAGGCGCGTTGGCTGAATCGCTAAGCGATTCGCAGAATGACCATGAAAGCGAACGGTGGCGAGAAAGTAGCCTAAAGTCATTGGTCAATTCAGTGCATCAAGTTTTGAGGGCTGTTGACGACAAAATGATTTCGACGATTCCCAAAGATCAGCAAGGCATGATTTACGAGGGACTACTTGCGCAGGTCGAACGCTGGAACCCGTCCCGATAACGCTTTGCATCAGCGCGGGCCGGATGTGCGATTGCCCACGTTTTTTTCGCGTCGACCGGCCTCCGCTGGATGCGATTGTTACCTGCCGTCGGCTGTTTTGAGGAACCTTTCGATTTAGTGTG